CTGGACTCTTTAGGCGGAGCGGCATATACCTCAGCAAAAGAGGAGTATGTAGAGCACCCCTTCCTGGTCATGCAGACTGCCATGCATCATGCAGAGGCAAATAGCAGAAATGAGGTGGAGTATGAATAATAGGACAATGGCAACAGTTTATGTGGATCAGGATAGCATTTCCGTCAAGACCTGTTCCAGAAAAAGCTGTTCGCCGCAACGCTTTATTATTTTGAAAAAGGAATTGCAGCGGCTGGAGGAGAAAAAGTATTTAATCACCAAAGATATCCATTCCTATGCAGAACTGCGGCTGTGTGATGCCGTAGGCGGTGTCAAAATGCTGGAGCTTTCCTTCACATGGCTGAAGGATGCTGGCAGAGACCGTGTTTCCGGCTACACCGAGCGAGTCAGGCTGCCATATGAGCCGTTTCGCTCATATGCGACAGGTGAGGAAGAAGTCGCCGATGGAACACGATGGCGGCTGCTGTCCATTCCGGAACAGAACAGACCCAAGATAGAGTTTCACAGCCGGAAAAATCTCAAGGCCGTAGTGGAGAATCCTATCCTGCGGCACAAACTGGGGAAATTTCTGGATCAGCACTTTCACTGGTATAACTACGAGCGCATCGTCCTGACGGATGATTACCTACCTTACAGCTTCTTTTTTGAGGGCTACATGGTACAGGGCGCAAAGACCTGCGGCGGAGTAATTCTGCATGGCGAAGAGAACATCCAAACAGCGAAATACGGGATACATACATAAAAACCTGTAGGAAGATTTTATACATAGTCAGCACCGCCGCAATCGTATAGTTTGCGGCGGTGTTCTTATTGTCCAACATGACATTGAAACTATTGTATGGAAGCATCCAATCCAGTCCCCGCGCCGCTTTTAGGCCATAGGTGTAGGAGTAGTCAAGAAATAACCGGCTCTCCTACACCTTTTTCGACCTCTAATCACTACTTATGGATCTGCGCAAGTGCTTCTTTCAGCTTGTCAAATCCGAACATTGCCGCATAAGCCACCATGAACGCCAGAACCACCGCGGCAAACACCATATACCACACCACAGCGATCTCCTTGATGGAACAATATGCAAAGAAAGCGCCGAGCGTCAGCACCAGCGAAACGATCATCGCCAGAGCATTCGTCGGCAGCTTGTCCCAGGTTACTTTCTTGAGTACCTGTACCACAATGTTCGTCAGCACCACCAGCACGCCAATGATGCTGATGATGACAGACCAGTTCAGTACACTCTCCATATTCTTTTCCTCCTGTTATCCAGCCCCGTCTTCGGGCGGAGTAGAGTTTCCCTTGTCAGGCCATGAGTTGTTCTTGCTCAGGTTTTCAAACAGCGCCTTGAGACCGTAGATCAGCACCACGCCGATGATCTCCTTGAGCGCGACCTGTGACAAGGCCTCTGCGATCTGCTCCCGTCCGAGCAATGCAAGGATATAGCTGCACCATACCCATGCAAGCCCGTTGAGAATGCAGACCCACACGATAATTTTCATCGTGGTGACCTTGAACCCTGTTTTGGAAGAAGACGGGGGGTCCTTTTCAGGAACACCCCCATCCCCCTCCAAAATATCAGTGAACGGTTCCGCTTCTTTGCAGGCTTTCATTTTCTCGGAAAGGCCGATGCCCCACCTGCTCACAGCTCCGCCACCTCCTTCTTATCCTCGTCCTGAAGGAAGTCTCGTTTCTTCAGCCGGACCTTATACACCTCTCGAATGTTCTCAATGGCAATTTCCGCGCGGCTGTTTGGATACTCAGGGTTCTTTTCGCAATAATGCTCGTACTTGTCGATATACCCAAGTACCTCTACGAATTCTTCCTTCGTATGACGGATCGGACGAAGCAGCTCATTGTTAAAACGGAGTATCGCCGCTCGCCAGTCATCGGCCCGGCCTTGATCATCCGTTTTGATATGTGAGTCCAGCTTTTTCTCGATCTCGTCGAGGCGCTTTGAAATGTCAGCATTGATCGCCTTGCCAATGGCTTTGGCGAGTGCTGACCAGGGGTTGATTTTGACGGGGGCGATTTGCACCAGGGTCATAAGGATCAGGAGCAGACCGCCCCCGCCGGCTAAAATTTCTTGAATAGTCACATCTCAATCCTCCGGTGCGTTCATTCTGCCTTGAGCATGGCGATGAGCTCCTGATACTCGCTTTCGGTCAGCTTGCCGGCTGCGAAGAAAATGTCGATCTTTTCCTCAAGGCCGTTGGTCTGGCCGCGCTCGATCATGCGCTTCAGAGTGCGATACAGCATAGTCGTTTTCCTCCTTTCTCAATTATTCCGAGAGACCCAGCTCAAGCAAGGTCAGTCGGTATTCGTGATCCACGCTCATCGCGTCCGTATCCTGGACGATGGAGTCTGTGTTTTTCTGAGCGCGGAACAACGCATCGTTACTGCGGTCGACCTCGTTGTCCTTACCCTTTGCAAGGTAGGTGTCGTAGTTCTCCCGCACGCTGGCAGCAAGTCCGGGCCAACTCTCGACCTCAACGCAGTATTCGTCATACTGGAACCCGTCAAGGCCTTCCTTGTCCTCGGAATCCTTAGCGATCTTGCACGCCTCCACATTCTGGTAGAGACGGACAAGACTTCGTTTGGTACCGGGGATCTCTTCCACAGTAAAGCTGCCGGGGTTGACCATTCCCTGTACTTTCATGAAAATCACTCCTTTTTATGCCGCCTGGTATGGCGGATATAATGCCTGAAGTCTTCTGCACTCCTTTCGGACGACTTTCTTCAGTGCAAACATCGTCTTGGGCTGATAGTGCCTGTCCAAAACCTGCTGATGATTGCATTTGCGAAGCTGTCCGAGCCGTGAGATCAGCCCCGAAGCCCTCTTGAATGAGATGACGCGGTTCCTGTCTCGCCGGTAGTAGTAAAGATGAAGCGATTGCTTGAGCCGGAATAGATTATGCTTTCGCAAGATCGTGTAACCGTGTCCGAATCGGTATCCCAGAGCCGATGGTAAGCGCGGACGGCGGTGCCGCTGCTTTTTCTTCGGCAAAGTCTGATGTGCTCTCTCGACTTTGGGCGTAAACCCGACGCGGAATATCTGCCAGTTACCTTTGATCTTCATTCCGATCTCGGCAAGCCACTTCTTGATATCCTCCAGCAGCCTCCTCAGCTTTCGCTTGTTGGAACCGAAGATCGTGAAGTTGTCCATCTGCCGCAGATAGTGTGATACGCCATACTGCTTTTGATGGATCATCAGATCCAAGGGCTGGAGTGTCAAATGGAGAAACCATGCGGAGAAGAATGCGCCGATGAGAACTCCGTATTCCATAATGGCGTCGCACAGCCAGAGCGTTTCTGTGTCCTTGAACACCCGCTTCAAGGCTTCGATGACATACGGCGGGTCAAGCTCCTCAAAGCAGTGGTAGATGTCGCACTCGCAGCAATACTTTGTGCCCTCCACATCGTTCTTCATCCACTTCTTCAATGCCTTGACGCCGTAAGAGTTCCCTCGGCCGGGGACGCTTGCGATGCAGTACCGGTCCATGCTCCGCATAATGTGCGGGATCATCGGCTGCACAACAGCGTGGTGAACATATTGGTCCGGCCACAGAAGCGGCTCGTTGATGTCTCTCCATTTGCCTTTACCGCTGTCCGCGTTGCGGTCCCAGCGCCGTCGCTTGAGGGGAGGGTGCATGTGCTCGTCTCCGTCGACCAGACCTTGGATGAATGCTCGGAGCTTCTCCACATATTCATCCATATTATTTTCGATCTCAATGACCTTTTTGTTCAGGCTGTGATTGCCGTTTCGCCGATGGCCGGCGTTCACTTCCCGAATTGCCAGACGAAGGTTTTCGTCCGATATGATCTCTTTGTAAACTCGAACTCGTTTCATCAGGGATGTTTTTTCCTCCTTGTAGCCTCACAACCGTTCCAGCGCCGCGGGGTGTTCCAAGGCGAGACCTGGCCCGAAGTGTACTAAGCTGTGTCCTGTCGGCTTTTCTTCAGCAAGTGCTGTGCGGTCAACCGTGCGATATAGAAAGGGTGAGGAACCCCTACTACCAAATGGAGGGTTAGCCTGTGGCTTAGCAAGGATGCGACAGCCGATGTTGTCGTTCGAGTTCGACGCTCTGTTGTAGTTGACGTAGAACGGACCGTGATTCTGGTTCTGGTTATAGTTACCGCCATGGTGCAGGCACGGGTTACTACCGTTGAAGTTCCAGTTATCCGGGACCATCGTCTGCTGCACAGTTGACCCCAATGTAAAATTGTTGTTTTTTCTTAAAAATATCAGTGAAATGCAAGGGGAAGGGGCTGCGGCCCCCTCACCCCTGCACCCCTACCTCTTCAGGGGAACAGTCACGCCGCCTTTGGCGGGCGTTCCTGGAGGCGACAGCCGATGTCGCCGCTCGAGCTCGACGCTCCGTTGCAGTAGACGTAGAACGGACCGTGATTCTGGTACTGGTTATAGTAACCGCCATGGCGCAGGCACGGGTAACTACCGTAGAAGTACCAGCCATCCGGGACATAGGTCGTTTGACTGCCGTTTGCCGCGCTCGGGAACAGCGCCCATTCAAGACCGCTTGCTGTCGGAATGGTGAAGTCGGACGGATAGCCCGAAGAGGGTGTTCCGACCAGCGTGCCATTCGCGCTGTCGCTGAAGTTGTTGGGATTGCTGATGACATTCAGGCCGTTATTGTTGTAATAGCAGCCGTCCATCCAGTCATAAACATTGTCCCACCAGCCTTCGATGTTGCGATACTGCGTGAAGCCGTAGCTGTCGCGGCTTGCCGCGGTCGTACCGGTGTGATAGCCCATCGCGTCGGTCTGGCCATTGTTCATCTTGGAACCGTTCGTAGAACAGCCTCTGCCGATGCGCTCGCCGTTCCAGTCGGCAAACTCCACAAGGAACAGCATGTTCACATACCAGAACTGAGCGAAATCCATCTGCCAGAAGTTAGCGCCGAGGTTATGAATACCGCTGCGCGCCTGACTTCTCGTGATGTTTACCTGCTGTGCGGCACCCGTGGTGGACTTGTAGCCGCTGGCGCAGTGATAACGGCCGATGTAGGAGTAGTCCAGTTCGCCAAGGCCGTCCCCGCGGTCCCTGTTTACAGGGTCAACGGAGAAGCCCGCAACGGGACCATCCGCGATCTGGAGCTTGAGCTTCTTGCCGGTCTTGGTCCACTTGAACCAATACTTCGGCTCCTTGACCTCAACGCCGCCTGCGCGAGTCTCCTTGACCATACCGGACCACGGCATCAGGTTGTCAAAGGGAGAAGAGCCACTGCCGTTGTTCACCGCCGGAGACGGGTCGCCGAAGCTTGCCGCCGCGTCTGTGCGTGTGCCCTTGGTCTGGCCGCTGCTCGTCCAATCCCACTCAACGCCGTAGATCGTGACGAAAGTGGCCGTCACATTGACCGTCGTATCAGAAGCCGCCTTGTAGTTCGTGCCCTCGGCGACCTTTACGGTGATCTTGGCCATACCGGTCGTGTCATTCACACTCTCCACCGTCACAAGCCCGCTGGACTGATTGACGGATTTGATCTTCGCGACGCTCGTGTTGTTCGAGGTAGCTGTGATCGTACCGTTGCCCTTGCGGTTCACCGTAAAGGTGGCTGTTCTTGCACTGGTATTCAGCGTGATGGAAGACGGGCTGTTCGTCACGGTGTTCGCCGCCTTGCCGATACTCCAGGAGGCGGTCTTACCACCCGTAGAGCCATCGGACCACTTGTAGTTGGAAGTCGGCGTAAAGGTGGCGCTGTAAGTGCCTGCGTTGGTAGCGGCCGTCACGGAAACGGTCATCTTTGCCGAGTCATAGGCGGTGTTCCACGAAGGAGTCTTCGGGTTGCCGTCATAGACAAGCGTGCCGCTCTGGGCGGGGACCGCCGCGATGGTGGCTCTGCCGATGGTCCACTTGATGGTCTTTGCCGCGGTCGTACCGTCCGTCCACATACCTTTCTTCAAGGTAAAGGTCGCCGTGTACTCGCCGGCATTCGTCTTGGCGGATACGCTCACAGAGGAGTTCTCATTGTCGAAATTCTGCCACTTCGGCGTCTGAGCGCTGCCGTTGTAGGTCAGCGTACCGCTCTGCGAAGGAATGGAAACGAGCACCGAGATGATCGTCCACTTCGCTTCCTTGGCGCCCGTACTGCCGTCAGACCACTTGTAGTTGGAAGTCGGCGTAAAGGTCGCCGTGTACTCGCCGGCAGCCGTACCGGAGGTATCGCCGCCAATGGTCATTTTGCTGGTGTCATAGCCGTTCCAGCTCGGCGTCTTGCTCGTGCCGTCGGCAACAAGCGTTCCCGTCTGCGTCGGCAGAGCCGAAATGACAGCGCGGTCGATCGTCCACTTTACGCGGGCTTCATCCGTGCCGTCCGGGAACAGATAGCCGTAGGACAGCTTGAAGATCGCCGTGTAACTGCCTGCGTCAGAGGCGCTCGTAACGCCGGAGATCTCCATTTTGAGTGGATCGTAGCCGTTCCAGCTCGGCGTCTTATCCGAACCGTTGTAGGTCGGGATGTTCGTCTGCGTCGGAACGGCAATGGTCTTGCCCTGCACCGTAACGACAAGGTCTGTGCTCTTCGTCACACCTTCGTAGGTGTATTCAAGCTTCATGACCTGACGCCCCAGTGTAGAGAAGTTCGTCGTCGGATAGGTGTAATCCAGTACCGCCGCCGTGCTCCCGTCCGAGAAGGTCGCGGTCACGACCATGCCCGTCGGATCAAGGCTCTCCTGATACTGGTAGACCGTCTTGGCTGGCTGCGTGGTGATGGCGATGCTGACAAGCACCTTTTTCACCGTCACAGAAACAGTCGCGGTCTTCGTGATGCGACCCTCGGTGTAGGTGATGACAACTTCGCTCACCCCGTCCGTAAGAACGGAGGGAGAGACGGTGTAACCCGTCACATTTGCCATCAGACCTTCGCCGTAGTTTGCCACAACGACCATGCCGGTGGGGTCGAAAGTTTCACCGGACTTATAGACCGTCTTGTTGGGCGGGGTGGCGATAGTCAGACTTTCCATCTTCGGAGAGCTGCTGCCACCGCCGGAAAGGTTGAATACCTTGCCAACATTACTCATCTGTTCCGACCTCCAGTCGAATGATAAAGACGGACAAGTCAACGGTCGGCGTTGTATCGCACCGGAAAGTCATCTGCCCGCTTGTGGTTACATTGTCTGCGCTCACGCCATAACTGTCGTACACATTACGGGTACCGGCGTCTGCGCCTACAAGATAAATATAGTTGCTGTCAGCTAAGAGGGAAGCATGTGCAACAACAGTCTGCGCTCCGCCGCTCCAATTCGCGGCCGGCAGAGTAACAGAGATGCCGATATGCTGGAGATCCTCCAGTCCGGCGGCAACAAGCTCCGCCAATTCAGCTACCTGCTTGGCGGAATCCCTCTTCCCCGCAAGTGCCAGCTTTTTGAGCTGATCAAATGTTGGAAGCTTATGCTCTGCCATATGTCGTTACCTTCCTTTCAAAAGGTGGAACGGGGGACAGGAAGCCCCATCCCCCGTTCGCATATGCTGGATCAGACGGCAGCCTGAGCGCCAAAGACTTCGGTCAGCATGGCGTCGACTTCCTCGTCGGTAGCCATCACGATGTCGGTCTTCTTGACAAAGGTTTCGTCGACCTTGGTCTTGGTGTAGTAAGACTCCAGGGCGGTGTTGATCGCAGCAGTCACCTCGGTCGTCTTGGCGTAATCGCCGATGCTCAGAGCATTGATCGCCTCGGTGATGTAGGCGACAATGGTGGTAGAGGTCGCACCCTCGGGCAGCGTGCCGACAAGAGTCTTCAGATCGGCGATAGCGGTCTTGTTCTCGCTGATGCCGCCGGCCATCTTGGTCGCCTCAGGGCCGTGCTTGGCAACCCAGTCGATCAGCTCCTTGTAGCTGTTGACTACATTGTCGTCGGTCACATCGGTGGCGAACTTGTTGATAGCAGCGTCGATCATCTTGCTGATGGAGCCTTCGCCGTTGCCGGTCAGGGTATCCAGGTCAGCCTGCTTCGCCTTGGCGTCGATGATGGCCTTCAGAGCGGCAGCCAGATCGCTCTCAGCGACCTCGGACTTGTAGGCCAGAGCCGCCAGACCGTGAACGGGAATATCAACGCCGTTGGCGGAGATGGTTCCGTTGGTCTTACCCTCAGCGATGAGGATGTCGGCGATCTTATCGGCCAGGGCCAGCAGAGTGCCGTTGACCTTGATGCCTTCCAGCTTGTTAGGCTCGCCGCCGGCAGTCACCAGGTCATTGACCTTAGTGGTCAGGCCGGCAACCTTAGCATCGACAAGGCCGATCTCGCTCTTGGTGCGCAGCGCCAGTTTCTTGAGCTGTTCAATAGTAGTGTGCTTGGTAGTAGACATATTGCATGTCCCCCTTAAATATATTTGTTCACGGCTGTTCGCCGAAAACATCATTGAGTAGGTCGTCCACTTCTTTGTCGGAAGCGGTGTTGTCGGATGTGCTTCCGCCAGGGTCGTTCGAGGCAAAGGCGTCGTTCAGCATATCGTCGACCTCTTTATCCGAGGCTGTTCCGGAAATGCTCCTCTGGATCTCAACAATCACCTCGGTAAGCGTCTTGTTTCCAAAACCCGCCGTCGATGGGTCGCCGATGATTCCCATGATCTGCCTGTAGGCTTCATCGCCCATCGGGTCTCCGGAGCCGCCCGCGCCAACGCTGATATTGGCCGGGAAGAGGATCTTGCTGGTCACATGCCAGCCAGTCGACTTCCGTTCCTCGCCCTTGACGCCATAAACGGCGATCTTCAGCGGGATTCCGCCTTTCTTCAGGCATTCGCCCGGAATGTCGCACTTGTCCTCGCTCAGCACCACAGCCATGCTGACACCGCCTGCCTCAAAGAGCGCAGTCTTTGCGAACCCGTCCCAATCCTTGCTGAAGGCGAATTCGACCGGATAAGGCGTCACTGCGTTCTGGATCAGCGTTGTGTCCTCCACCAGCGTGGTGAAGCAGCTTTTGATCGCGATTTTCAAATCATTCGCCTCCTTCTTCGGCATTGACCGACAGTTCAAGACGCACGATATTCACCGTGATGTCTTTGATCGGGTCGGTATCGTTCACAAATGTGATGAAGCCGGTCGTGGAGATGTCTTTCGGACGCACATTGCATTCGAGGTATTCTTCACGGCTGGCTTCATATGCATCAATGAGGTATTTGTACTTGGCAGCGGCCACAAGGCGGCTCTCCGCCACAGTGATGGAACCGTTCGACCATCCGGAGGCCGGCAGCACCAGATCGAAATGGATGCCGAGCACATCGCCCGTACCCGTTCCGTTCAGACCGTTGTAGACGGCGATGTTGTATTTGCTTCCGTCTGTCATCGTAACGGTGTAAATATCAGTCGAGCCAGGCATATGGTTGCCCTGCGTCAACTGAATGCTCTGAATACCGTTGCCGGTAGGGCCGGTCAGCTCGCAGCTGATGTTGGTGTTCACATATGTGCCCTTCTCAGCGTCCCAGATCCACCAGGTCCCATTCTCCGGCTTAGGCGGCTTGCCGCTGTACTGCTGTGCGGTCGCGGCACTCTCTGCGGCAGACTCCTTGTAAGTCTTGGCGTTTGCCTCAGAGTTCTCGGCAGACTCCCGCGCGTTCTCGGCGGCCGTTTTAGCGGTCTGCGCCTTGTCACTGGCGGCTACAGCAGCCGTTTTAGCGGCTTCGGCATCCGTCTTCGATACAGCAGCGGCATCTTCCGATGCTTTTGCTCCATTTTGACTGTTCGCCGCCGCATCTCTTGCAGCTTCCGCAGCAGCACGGGCCTCTTCCGCTGCGTTGCGGTCAGCAGTAGCCTGTGCGCCCAGTGTCTCGGCCTCTGAGCGGATCGTTCTCACGCGCTCCTCGGCGGCCTTGACCTCTCCCTCGGCAAGTGTCGCCGCTGTCTTGGCGTCCGTGGCCTCCTGTGCCTTCTGCTTGGCGATCTCTTCCGAGTTCTTCGCCTCTGTCTCAGACGCCTTAGCACCGGCGGCAGCTTCTTTTGCGTCTGCGGCCTGCTTGTTGACATTTTCCTCAGAGGTCTTGATGCTTCCCTCGGAGAGTGCAGCCGCCGCAGCGGATTCGGAGGCGCTTGTCGCCTTTTTGTCGGCATCTTCGGCGGACTTCTTGGCAGCCGCGGCATTTGCCTGCGCGGAATCCTTGGCGGTGGAGGCAAATTCCATCGCGCTGCTGGACTCCGTGTTCATCGCCGCCAGAGCATCATGGATGGAGCCGCGAACCTCTTCGCCATAAATGGCGCTGAGGATTTTTTTCAGAAAGCTGCTGATATCAGCCATCTAAATCACTCCTTCCTTAGTCCTCCAGCATCCAGTCGAGCAGCAGGATCTCCTCGCCGCTCAGACAGCCGATCGTATCTTCATACTTGGCGGTCATCAGCTCGACCTCATGCTCCATCTCGTTGAACGGGGCAAGCTCGTCGCAGAAGGCCTTAAAATTAGGAGAGCCCACCTTGATGGAAATGGTTCCGGTCTCGTTGCCACTTTCATCCTTGTCAGGCTCTCCGTATTTGTTGATGAGGTCGTGTTTGAATGCTTCATACTCGGTCAAAGCAGTAGAAAGCATCCGGAAGTTCCTCGCGGCGATATAGCCGATCTTGTTGCGGAGCTGAAGAAGCGGCCGCAGGTTCTGGACCATCACGACCATTTCTGAATTTTTAAGCTGTTTCTTCAACATTATCCCTCCTTTTGCTGAAGCAGTTCTTCGACCATTTGATAGAGTTTCTGGATCATGTGCGTATTGAGCGCAATAAGTTCGCCGTATCGGATGCTGTAACGATAGTCCGTAAGACCATCTTCCAAAATCTCCAGCACGGGGTCTTTAACGAGTGCGGCAAGTTGACTGGAGGTCAATCCAACATTGAGCATGGCCTGTTCCACATCCTGAGCAATAAATCCGAAATGAGTTCGCCCAGAGGTGCCTTTGTTATACTTGAAGGTAGATGGCTTCAGTGCCAGGAAGAACGCCTCGTAGGCTGAAAGGTCATAGTCGATCGTGTTCTTGATTCTAAGATCAGAACGAATAGTTGGCTCCTCACTCATTGTGATGCCACCAGAAACAACAATATCTGCGCCGGTGCCTGACATACGGGCTCCAGCATTGGTGACGATGATATAAGGATCATAACCCGGACCATTGGAACCATACATCATAGAGCCGTAAGTTGTATGCACACCGTCGGAACCGTGACCCTTGCAGAACCCACCATAACCACATGATAGGTCAATATAGTCAGCGTCGATCGTACCGGAGCGAATATAATTTGCATTGATATAGAGCCGGCCAGTCGTCGAATCACTGAAAATACCGAACTTCGTACCACCGGAGGTGAGCACATCAAACACATTCTGGTCAGTACACCGATCCTGATAGGCCCTGTTTGCTCTCGACCATGCGGCAGAAGCCTCATCATAAGCGTCGTCTGCGGTACTCTGTGCAGCGGAAGCGTTCGCATTCGCCGTGCTTGCCAACGAGTAGGCGGGGTTGGAGGTGAGGTTCTGGTTCGTCACAGATGCCCAGTTGATCGTGCTTCCGGCGGACAGCGTCACCTTACCGTCTATGGTAACGGAGCCGCTGGAATCAACAGCAAATGTCGTGCGGACACCGTTGGTAACGGTAAGTCCGTAGACGCTCAGGTATTTAGACTTGAATCGCTCATCGTCCATCATGCTGTTGCCCGCTCGGTCAAGGAAGTCAGAGGCCTGAACCACGCCCTTAAAGTTTCCGTCCACACCGACCAGCGTACCGCTGAAGGTTCCTTTCGCCGCAGCCAGAGTACCCGCAAAGGTGCCTCGGCGTGCGGTCAGGTTGCCTTCTTCGTCAACGGTGAAGTTTCCGTCTCCAATGTCGATGGAGCCTTTCTTCATCGTCAGCTTGCCGGTCTCGAAGTCCAGCGAGAAGTTTCCGCCGTAATCTTTCAGCGTACCTGCGCGGATCACATCGGCATTGAGAACGCCGGTCGTGATGTAGTCCGCCACGATAGAACCGTCCATTGTAATGGCAAGCCCAAAGGTCTTTCCGTAATCCTTGGAGTAGCCAAGGCCGTTCATGTTCCATTTCCAGAGCTTGTCGGCTTTGGTATAGTCGCGGATATTGGAAATATAAAGCGTGTCAGAACCGTATTCGTCCCGTGTGATCGTGATGTAGCCGGTCGTGGCCGCTGTCATGATCTGCGTGGCGTTTTCTTTTGCCTCTTTCAGGATGTTGTGCGCCTTGGGGAGCCCCTCGATTTTCTCAAGGATAGCGGCGCTGATCTGGTTGTTCACACTGGTAAGGCTGGTCTGCACCGTGTCGCCAAGCGTAAACTTGGTATTCTCCGGGCTGTCCAGAGGGATCTCCAGCTTCGTGACAGGAAATATACGGTCAAGGCCATGCGGCCGCGAGATCACGCGGATCTCGTCCAGCAGCTTCACTGCCTCCACATTCGCGTTGAGATAGTGGAGGTCAAGAGCACTCACTTCCAGTTCCATGTTGTCGAACTGCAAGTCGGCAAGATATGCCTTCGCCTTTTCCAGCAGTGTTTCGGGATCAGAAACGCTGTCCCATGTCACTGTTTTCTCGATCCAGCCATAGGTTTTCACAGCCTCAGAGGACTGGACATAAAGGCTGCCCTCATTCACGCTCTCAACGGTCAGATAGGCGTCCAGCGCCTCGATCTCGCTCTTGTCAAGCCGGTTGCCCAGCGGAACGATGACCGTTGCAAACTCCGTCATATCCCATCCCTTGGTGTGTTCGATGAGGTTGGAGCCGAACTGGATCGTCTGGCTGCAAGTGTCGGGGTAATCCGCCAAATAGTCGAGATAGCGGATGCCGTCTTCCTTACGCACCCGCAGATGACCGCCGTACTGCGCCACCAACGCATTCAAGATCGTGATGGTCTTTTCATAGTTGGTGTAATAAGTCGGAAAATCTTCATCCACCACAGTAACAATGCCGATGGTGAACTTCCGGTTGTCTCCGACCTTTGCGTTGTGAATGGCGATCATCGCCTCAAGGTACTCACGGATCGTCCCTCCGGCGTACTCCGCAGGCGGCTGCGTGCTGTCGTTGAAGAATGCAAGTTCGCCCTCGCAAGTAAGCACCCGGTTTAGATAAAAGTCCTCGTTTTCAGAGAGGACACGCCCCGCCCAGATCTCTTTTCCGTCCTTGTGGACGGCAATGTCGGTCACCATACGGATGATGGTGCTGTATCCGAGATTGGAGGGCGGAACCGTCATCACAAAGGAACCGGCTGCGTTGTCCTCCAGCGTCAGCTTGGGGCTTGCAAGCTTCATGTTGTCCAATGCGAAGGCATCGTTGTAGATGCAGACGCCATCGGCATAAACAGAATACATCGCTTACAACCTCCCTTGTCTGAAATCAACGGACACGGTCCCCGTTCCATCGTCGACCCAAAGATAGATCGTTCCGCCATAGTCGCCAAACAGAATAAACTCAGGGATCTGAATGGTTCCCTCCGGCAAAAGCTTTGTTAGGTCGATGCTGAGCTGACGGTTGACAAATCGGACATGAACGCCGCGCCCCTCGCTGCTTTGCACAATGAATCTGGGGCAGACCGGAGCCCGTCCATACATCACCGCATCCAGCTCGATCTCTTTCATCTCTGTCGTCACCGCAATGTTGCGGAACAACGCAGCCTGAATGACTCCATTTTGAAAGTTGAACGGGTCCCACAGCCAGTTGTCGATGGAGGAAAGGTTTTTCCACTTGTATGGGCCGACATCGTAGTCGATGACGAGCCGCGACCAGTCCTTTTCCGACTTCCAAGCGTTCACTGTGAAGCGCCCTTCGTAGAAATACTCCGGGTCATCCTCCAGGATCGCCCGCATGGTCTGTCCATGCAGATAGTCCATGATGTCGGAGTAGGCCATGTGCCACGGCTTAAAGTCATTCATGACGATAAACTCGATGGACCCTGTCCGGTTCTGATACACCGGATACCCGGTGAGGGCTTGCGATAGATCAATGACGCCGTCCCCACCGGGAATATCCAGAGTCTTCACCTTTTGCGCAGGTGGATTGAATAGCGGACGGGAAGCGGGGACAAGCCGCCAATCGTCCCATGTGTTCTTATCGCCAAATGTGATCGAATGGTACAACTTAAATCCCCCTTCCTCTTTGTGTAGACCGCTGTCCGAGTGCCACATCCATCGGTTCAGCAAGTTCGCCGACGAGCGCACCGGTGTTCAGCACAACACGCAGCTTCTCCATGCGTTCCAGCATCGAAGCCATCTCACCTCGAAGCGTGCGGAGTTCAGCCACAACATCATCATTGTCGACGGAAATTGTTGTCTGGCTGCTTCCGCCGCGCTGTGCCTCAAATGCAACGGCAGCCTGCCCGACAAGGCCGACCGCTCGCTGCGAATAGAATAGGTTGTTCAAGGCGTCTGCTCCGGCCGATACGGCGGAGAGATCCAGAACAGGACGGATCACCGGCTCCATGTCGAATCCGCCGCTCACAATGTCGGCAATGGTCTGGAGCACACCGGAAAGACCGCCCTCGGCCGACTCCGCCATCTCAGAACCGGCTGCATAAGAGCGGTCAACATAGTCCTGAAGACCTTTCACGAAACCAAGACCGGTGTAGTTACCGATCTCACGGAACACCCTCGACGGAGAGTTGATGTCCAGTGTCGACTTCGCCGCCTGTACGCCTGCAAGAGCCAGTTGCGTGATCTCATCAACAAAGCTGGACTTCTCAGACTGAACGCCTTCAGTAAGCCCCTTGACGATCTGCTTGCCGGTCTCATCCCAACCAGCTTCCGTCAGAACCTTCTGCGCCGTGTCGGCCATCTCCTGAAGCTCATCATCAGTATTGTTCTTGATAAGACCAATCTTTTCCTCAAAGCTTCTGCGGAGCTGTTCCAACTGAGCGTTGGCGTCTTCTGTGACCTGATTCATCTTCTCCTGCCAGAGAGCACGATACTCGGTAAGCTCCTGATCGGCCTCCTCGCGGAGTTTTGCAATATTCTGCTGGGTCTCTTCGCGCAGCCCCTCTAATTCGCCGACTGCCTGCTCGCGAGCCATTGCGTGCTTGACCTTCCAGAGGTCAGCATACTTCTCAAGCTCAGAGTCGCTCATGTTGTTCAGCGCCTTGATCTGGGCGATCGCGTCAGGACCCATATCCTGAAGTTCTTCAAGGAGGTCACTGTCAAGTCCTCTGCCGGCAAGAGACTCTAAAATATCCTGCCATTCGCCAAATTCCTTGACCTGACCCTCAAGATTCTTCATCAGGGTGTCGCCGCTGACCTCATCACGCTCCTTCACAGCGTCAAAGAGGCCATAGGACTTATAGAGAGAATCCTCGCGGGATTTCAGAGCATTCTCGTACTTGTCGTTCTCAGCCTGAATATCGCTCGCCAGTTGCGCATTGATCGACTTTACCTTATCGGCGTACTCTTCCTCCAGGTCGAGCCGCTTCTGGTTCGCCTCGCTCTGCACAGACTGCACATCAGAAATATACTGTTTCTGCGCGTCGCTGATCTCTTTCTCCAACTGGTAAACTTGCAGGTCGAGCTTCTTCCGCAGCTCTGTCCCCTTGGCATATCGGCTCTGAACACGCTTATAGGCAGCCAGTTCCTCCGCAAGGGTCAGCTTGTTATACGATTTCTGCTCTTCGATCCAGTTCATCGAATACTGATAAGTGGCCGTAACCAACTCATTTTGAACACGATAGACCTCGCGGTCGATCTGCTTTCGTTCCTCACTACCCTCGCGGTATTTCTTCTGGAGCGTTTCCCATCCGGCAAGCTCCTCTTTCAAGCTGAGCTCGCTGTAATATTTCCGCTCTTCCGCCCAATCCTTAAAGGAGTTGAGTCCCTTCTGCGCGACCTTGATGGCTTCATCGCTCATCTTTGCCGCAGCCGAAGAAACCGGAACGATCGCGTTGTTGATGCCAATGGTCATACCCTCGCCAATGTTTTTACCAAGCTCGATAAACTCGCGGGAGGGAGAATGGCTGTCCAGCGCCTTCTTTGCCGCATTCAGCGCCGCAAGACCCAGATCACGGCCCGCCTGAGAGGCGCCGCTCAGCTTCGATCGGATGCCGTTGATAAAGCCCTGCGAAACATTCCTGCCGGCTTCATTGAACTGATCCTTGTAGTTGTTCACTTCTGCCACAACGACCAGCATGACAGACTGCATCGCCGTCCGCACGGAAGCACCGTTGCTGCGGATCGTGGTGCTGAAGCCGACCATCATCTGCACGACCGCGGTATTCATGCTCGTGGTATGTGCTTTCACGGTCGCGGCCATCGCAAGCATCAGCTCAGCCATCGCCACATTAACGATCGTCTGGTTCTGCCGGATGGTCGTGCCTGCGGAATTGAGCATGTAGATGACCGCCGTGCTCACGGTAGCTCCACTGTTATAGAAGGCGTCGGTAAAGTTTTGGATACTTGTGTTTGCCAGCAGAACCAGTGCATTCGTAAAGTTCACAAATGCATACTGATCCATATTCTTCACCGTATCGGCAAGCGCCACCAGCTTCTCGACCTGTGTGATCGCGCCGGAGAGCTTGCTCATGTTGATACCTTCGATAGAGGCGGAGTAAGCCGCAAGACCATTACCGAAGAGAACGAGCTGGTCGCCGAAGTCGGCAATGCTGTTGTCTCCGGTGAAGAAACTCACAAGCCCGCCGCAGTTCGGAATGGTATTTGATAGTTCCATGAGCGCCTTACCGGCAGAAGCGGAATTGCTGACAGCACCGACATCCATTCCTTTGACAGCGAGAGAGTAGTCCTTCATGGCCTTTCCGAACGGAACCAACTGCTCTCCAAACTTGTCCATGTCATTCTCACCGGCAAAGAAGCCGACTACACCGCCGCTGTTCGGCAGCGTTGTGGCCATCTCTGCAAGTGCCTTACCGGCAGTCGCCGCTTTGGAAACAAGATCGGCGTCCATCCCGCTGATGGCGTTGCTGAACTCCGCCATGCTTTCTCCGAACGGAACGAGCTCATCAGCAAAATCCGAAAGAGAAGAACTACCCGTGAACCAGGACGCAATACCCTGCACAAGCTCGGCCTTCGTCAGCAGCAATATCGCGTCTGTCAATGCCTGCACACCGCTGAACATTGCCGGAGAGATACTGCTTGCGCCGTCGATAAACGGCTGAACATTTGTCATAAACGCTGCAAGATCACTGCCGATCTGCGGGAACTGACTGGAGATACCACTCATGAATCCGCCGACAATGCCGCCGACAAACCCACCGATCGCCGTACCGATCTGCTCCAGCAGCTTACCGCCCTCACCGATCAGCCAGGAAAGGCCGGGGATCTGTGCAAGGGCACCAACAGCAGCAAGAACGATCGCCAACTCAGCGATAAGAGCACCCATGCCGAGCACACCTATCATAGCGCTGGGGATCAATGCGGCTACCGCACCCAATGCGACCATAATGCCGGACAGCAGACCGATGCCGGCGATGGTTTTCACCAATACACTTGTATCAAGTCCTGCCAGAGCATCAATGATGCCGGAGAAGAATGCCGCGATCACATTGACTGCCGCCTGAATGAGTTCGGGCAGCCGCTCTGCAATGCCGTTCAGCAGGTTGATCAGGAACAGCATAATAGAGTCAACGATTTCCGGAGTATAGTTTGCAAGAGAAGCGAGCACGCCGGACAGCAGTGCCAATGCACCGTCAGCGATTACAGGGACGCACTCGACAAGTACATCCACCAGCGTAAGAACGACGGCCTTAACAGCTTCTCCAATAGCGGGAGCCCCCTGAGCGATAACGCCGCAGAACGCTATAATAGCCTCACCGAGCTTTTCGGCAATGGCAGGGATCAACGCGGCAATCCCTGTGATGATCGTGCTGAGTCCTGCCACAATAACGGTCACACCTGCGCCAAGAGAAGTAGCCAAGGCGGTAATGCCGACTGCAATAGCCGACAGTCCGGCACCGGCAGCGAGAAGACCTGCTCCGATAGCTGCGGTACCGACACCAATCAACGCAAATGCTCCGGCAAGTGCCAGGATCGTCGGAACAAGAGGAGTCAGCACAAGACCGGCCACACCGATCACGGTGAATGCACCGGCAATCGTCACAAGCCCCTTGGCGATGCTCTCCCAACTCATTGAGCCAAGAGCCAGCAGCACCGGAGTCAGAATAGCCAATGCGCCAGCCGCTACCAGCATGGCAGCAGAGCCAGGCAAAGTACCGTTCATCACATTCAGACCGATGGCAAGCTCTGCAAGAGCGCCGCCCATTGTGACGAGCCCCTTTGCGATCTCTTCCCAGGTCATACCGCCCATCTTTCCAAGGGCATTTGCCACGATCTCAAGTGCCGCACCGACAGCGATCAGACCAACGCCAACACTTATCGTGTTCTTCGGCATCACCTTCATAGCGATAGCAACTTCGGCCAATGCACCGCCCATAGCGACAAGCCCCTTGGCGATCTGATTCCAGTCAAGGTTTCCGAAGTCGCCCATCGCGGAAGCAAAGATCTTCATAGCAGCGCCAATCCCGATCATCGCGATCCCGGTGGACACCAGACCCTTTGCATTGCCGGTCAACTTGGTAAAGACCGTGATTTCTGCCAGAAGAACACCAATGGAGCCAAGCCCCTTCACAAGCTGTCCGAAATCGAGACTACCGAGATCCTTACAGGCGGATGCCAGGATTTTGATTGCCGAAGCAAGAATGACGATGCCCGCCGCTGTTGTCAAAGACTTTCCACTGAACTTTGCAGTGTTCATAAAGAGTGAGACTTCTGCCAGCAGTACACCGACACCAGTCAGCCCTTTTGCAAGTCCATTCCATTCAAGCGTTGCAATGTCTGTGCAGACCGATGCAAGGATCTTGATGGAAGCCGCAAAGAGAACCATCTGTGTCGCGCCCCTCATCGAAGAACCTCCGCTCATGTTAAGCAGCTTCACCGCACCGACCATCGCCGCCATCAAGGCCGTCACACCGGCAACACCTTTGGCAAGCTGTCCGCCATCCAAGTCACCGATCTTTTTCAGAGCTGATGCAAGGATCAGGATGGATGTGGACATGGCGAGCATCACTGTCGAACTCTTCACCGCACCTTTAACATCTCCGCTGATTTTGGTAAAGACCGACATGGATGCCATCAATTCGGCAAAGAGAACCGTAATAGCTCCCAGTGACGCAGATAACTTCTCACTATCAATAAGAGAAATCGCGACGATAGATGCTGCCAGAATCGCAATAGCGCTTGCTATTTTCAGCAAAGTTCCGGCTTTTAACTGCGTCTGATACGCCTCAAAGCATCCACGAACCCCATCCAGAATCCCCTTCACATTGTCAAGAAGGCTTCCGACTTCATCAAAGGGCTTCGTCAAACTATTGGTGAATTTGGTTATGGCAATCGCAATACCACCGATAGAAATTCCGTTCAGTAGGTCGATGATTCCACTAAAATCAGCGTTACTCACCGCAGTTACAATCTTATTGATACCGTTTCCGACCACATCGAAAATACCACCGCCAATTTTCTTAGCGGCAACGGATAGTGCTTGGATCAATATAGCGAATTTCGACACATCGGTATTTCCGCCAATCTTAGAAAACGCATCAGAGATGCCATCTTTCAGACCGACAATAGCGTCTTTGACCTGACCGGCACGCTCTTTCAGCTTCTCCAGGATCGTGTGCAGGAGTTCCAGTCCAGGAACCTGAATATTCTCTTCGGCAGTACCAAAGAGTTCTTTCATAGACTCATTCGCTTCGTCAAGCGTCGGCAGACCGAGGTATTCACGAACAGACTCGGCAAAATTCTTGATGGCCGTAACAGCACCGCTCACAAAGTCGGATATTTTCTCAATGCCTTTTCCGAAAATGTCGTTCTTCTTGATTGCTTCGTCAAGCTTAACGAGCCATTCTCCGATGGAACCGGTCACACCGAGAACGCCACCGCCTAAGCCGGTCACTTTCCCAAGAAGCGAACCGACCGGTCCCAGAATTGCGCCGATTGCCTGCTTGCAAATATCAAGAATGGCGAACAGACCCTTGAAGGTGTTCTTCAGGTTTTCAGAAGCAGTGTCACTAAGCGTCAGTTTTTCTGTGAACTTCAGCAGTCCTTCCGTCAGATTATGAAGCTGTTCCGCAGTAGTTGGCGGAAAAATATCACGAAAAGCCTCCGTAATTGGCTTGATAACCATTCCGATTCCCTTGAGCGTATTCTTGAGAGACTCGATCAGCTCGGTTCTGCCGCCAAGGTCTTTCCATCCCTGAAGCACCGAATTACGAGCATCAGACTGCGTATCAATAAATCCGCCGATTGCCTGACTAAGACCCGTCCACAATTCCTTGGCTTCTTCAAAGTCACCAAAGAGGATCTCCCATGTGTTGGCCCAACCAGAGCCCGCAGCTTCCTTTAAGGTGTCCATCAACTGTGAGAATGTCTTAACATCCTGTGCAGCCGCGAATGCCTTCTTGCCGATGTCGGTCGTTTCATCCGCATAATTACGAAGTGTGCCGACAAGAGCTTCCGTCGTCATCCACTGGTCCTGCAAAGAATCGTTAAAATTATGTGTGGCGTCGATGACATTTCCCTTGACGGTCTTATACATTCCGTCTGCGGTTTTCGTCAAAGTTCCGCACGCAACAGCCGACTCCAAAAGCTGCGTCTTGAATTCCACCGTTGCCATGTTCGCATTTTCAATGGATTTCCAGTCGATCAGCTTGACATATCCTGCGGACAAGGCCTGCGCAAAGTTATACATTGCACGGGAAGCCTCGTTTGCATTTGCACCGGATACGGCAGCCACATTCGACACGCCCTGGATAGCCATAACAGCATCTTCAAGGCCGACGCCGGCATTCGTGAACTTACCGATATTGGAGGTCATATCCTGGAAAGAGTAAATTGTCTTATCGGAATAGGTGTTCAGCTCCTGAAGATACTTGTTGACCTCCTCCAACGATGCGCCGGTGCTCATCATGATCGTCTGAATAGAGCCCATCTTAAGCTCATATTCGTCAAAGCCTTGTTTTGGAGGCTCCAATGTAAACGATTCGATCATCCGTTTTCCGGTATTGATGACCGAGTTGGTAATGTTTGAAAGGGCGGTCACCGCCATGACTTCGAGCGCCGAGAATTTCATCCGAACAGTCTCGACGGAATTGCTAAGGGTCGAAAGGTCGCACTTTTTAGCTGCGTCGCCAAGGCCCTTCAGACCTTTAGCCGCACCGTCCAGATCCAAACCCTCTTTGAGTTTGTCGAGCGTGGACAAACTTGTCTTCACACCCGCCTCGAATTGACGGTTGTCGAATCGCATTTCAACAACTCTCTCGTCGATCGTTGTGCTCATGTCTTCGTGACCTCCTTCCATGCGTCATTTGCGATTTGATCAAAAATAGGCCGGATAGCAGGATTGATGTAATCACGTCCCGCTACCCAGCCGCCGGTTCCAGTTCCATGTCCATACTGCAAAATGATGGCGATTGGAACTCCATTTTGAATATTTGAATTGTGAAACGAGATACTCACAAAACCCTTCTTGTTCGTGATCTCGTAATACCACGATTGGGCCGTTTCTCCAGAGTCAACAGGCGTTGCAGACGCAAGAGCGGCCACTCCGGCTCGGCCATACTGATCGAGGTCTCCGAGATGCACCGTTTCTTTGGCTCTCTCCAAAAACCTCGTCAGCTTGGAGAAGTCGCCCTTTTGTCTGAACGTGATCATGTTTTCCTCCAAATTGCACTTGTTTACTTCTTCAAATACTGAGAACTGCAAAATCCGGTGTATGTGACACCCTTGTAAGTGACCTGAACATAAAGCCACTTTACATTGCCGACAAGTGTGTAGTACCCGTAGTTTGCAACTTTTGTACCTTTGGGAAGTACGGCGAGACTGGCCTTACCGGTTCCTGCACCATTACGGATATGCAGCCCAACATTCGCCGTGACAACATAAGTACCGGCCAAAGTCTTATTGAAAGACCTTGCTGCCTCAGATGCCTTTTTAGCACTTGCGGGCTTGCTTGCCGAGCCATTACTCGGCGGTGTTGCCGTGTTGGAACCTGTCGAACCAGCTTTGGCAGAATACTTGGGGAGGCAATAGCCTCGAATGTATTTGCCATTCACCCGCAAGGTTCTATACCCAACGGCATCACTCATATTTCCTTCGATGACCTTGATGGAATTTCCGGAAACACTCACCACAATGCCAACATGATCAGCGGCACCGGTATTATCACCAACGCCGTTATCTTGCCAGTCATACATAACAACATCACCCGGAGAGGGGACATAGGCATCATTCTCTTCCCAACGACCGATCTTCTTATAAAGATTGATCATTGCTCCGCATCCGCATTCGGTCGGCGCGATCTCTGTCAAGCCGGCCTCAATAAACACAGCGCTCACAAAAGTTGCGCACCAGGCGTCTGTGTATTTCACGTGGTAGCCTCGTGCAAGCGGTTTGTGACTGTTATAGAGGTCGATGATTTTTCTATGCGAGCCATTGCTTTCCTTGCATCCGAGATACTTCTCTGCAATCGAGACTACTTTGGCTCTCAGTTCTTTTTCTGTCATGGTATTACCCCCTTGTATTCCACTGCTTCCGTCGGGCAGCGTTAAGCGCTTTATACTGCGCGGCAACCTCCGCTCTCGAAAGCTTCTGAGGCGGCGACCCCTCCACATTACACACATTGATAAGGGTCAGAAGTCGGTTCAGATGCCATTTCTGGCACTCAAACGGGATACCGTAGGAGATCATCCAATAATAAATGACCTCTGCCGTGACGATTTTACGGCTTCCACCCTTTTTCTTTGCATTGGAGATGGTCGTGGCGGTCATCGGAGCGTCAATGTACTCCGTGACCGTCTTCAAATTTGATGGAGTGATCGCTTTATACACATTCGGATCGACATTCTGTGTCAACGTCATGCACCGGATGTAGTCGATCGTCTCTTCTATGGACATCGCCTTGCGGGACAAGTAAGGCTTGTGCCATTTGGCTTCCCATTTTGAAAGAGAGACCAGCGAATGCTCCAGTTGGAGCGTCTGCTCCTTGGTATTGATAAAGTTTCCGACCCCGTCAAACAATTCGGTAGCCGGCACTGTGATCTTCAGCATCGCCGGTCCTCATTGTCATCAGTTTTCAGGAACAGCGGGGGCTTCGGCACTCTGATCGACCTTGGCTGCCTTTTCCGTCTTGGGAGGAACGATGCCGTTGACGAACTCGCTCGCAGCCTTAGCGTCGGTTGCCAGCTCCATGAACAGGTTGCTGTACGCCTCGGTCTGGGCGAAGGCATCGCGGACTTCCTGGTTCTTGATGAATCGACGGCCATCCGGAGACTTCTCACCGTAAGCGCGCAGAATGATGTCCTTGAAGGTCTCAATGATGACCTTGCCATTCTGCGCGGCAACGATGCGGTTGATCATTTCGACCAGGCCTCCCTCAACAGAGACCTCCAGTTCCGTCACCTCAGCCTGTGTCAGGTTGAAGTAAAAATCCTCCTTGCGAGTGGTACCGTTGTAGTCGGTATAAGCGATGGTTTTCTTAAGCATGATGCTTTCTCCTTTCAAAAATTAAAGAAAGCGGAGCCCTCGGTGAAGAGAGCCCCGCTTTAGAAGTTCTTGTACCGTGGATCAGCCGGCAGCCTTCAGCAGCTCGATGACCTTCTCGGGCATCGGAAGCGTGGGTTCGGTGGCCTGGTCGCCATCGGTGCCGTACAGCATCTCCTCCAGCTTCGCGAGCTTGGCCTTGTCGGTCTTGGTGGAGTCGATGACCAGATGCGCGGTCGGCTTGAAATTGGGAACATCCACAGGCGTGGTGCTGATCTCCCAGCTCATGGTGGCAGCCTCGGGGCTATCGTTCACGGTCTGGTTGTTCTTCTCAGAGGGAGAAGCCTGCGCACCGTACACCAGATGGAGCTTGTAGCCATAGTTCGTACCAACCGTATCGTTGCCGATCAGCGTGCGATAGCAGAAGCCGAACATCTTGCGATCCTGCTGGGCGATGGTGACACCCGGGGCGATCTCAGCGCAGCCGTTGCAGGCCTCGAACTCATCGGGATAGGTGTAAGCCTCGATGGTGGCGCCGAAATCCTCGGCACTCATCAGGTTCAGGTACTTGATGTTGTCCGCCCATACGGCATTAGGCTCGCCGCCGGAGGGGCTCTCGTTAACGGCACTCAGGCCATACCAGGGCACACCTTTGCCGTATGCATTGTCCTCGCCCATCGGGAACAGGACGCCGTGGTCGACGCCAGTCTCATACAGACGCTTGCCGACTTCATCCCATTTGATCTTCATAGCTGTTTCCTCCTTGTAAGGTTAGAAATATAGGTTGAACACATCATGGTTCAGGTTTTCTTTGGTATAGTGGCGTTCATGGCTGCACATCGGAAGAAGCGCGATCTTGCTTGGGATCTCGCTGTCAGGATTTCTGTAAATCACAGTTACCTGATACCGGTCGTGAAGCGTATAAGGCTGATTGTCAGCAAAAGTAGGTTCAATACGACTGCGCTCGTAAACGATGCAGTCATAAATCATTTCCTTGCTGGCGGGAGGCTGAAAGTACACACGGCACTTTTCGCCTCGGTCGGGGCATCCAAGAATGTCAGATAGCGTCTTCTGAAGAAGCAGTCTCTCCATTGTAGACACCTCCGATCGTCAGGATCAGTCTTGGATAATGGACTTCAACATTGGAGATCTTCCAATTTGCCCCCATAAAGCCAACATACCGCATTCGGTGGAAATTCTGGTTGGCAAACGGATCGGCGACTATGCTGATCTCATTCGCAACATTGATGTCGTCATTGAGCGTTTCCGATGACTGAAGACGCCTGGTGTTACGGGTCAAGTCTCCGAAGTACATCCGCTCCGTGATCTTTTCCACATATACACCAGGCGCCGTTTCCACCGTTTCAGCATAGCCTACCGGTCCGTAAAATTTTGCCATTTTGAATTTTCTCCCTTAGGTGTCGTCGTGACCGGCATCCTCGGTCTGGCCGGAAGAGGCCTTCACGGGCTCTTCCAGTGCGATAGCAGACCACAGTCTGGTCAGCGCGCCGGACAGACGAGTCTCGATCAGGTACTTCTCCTGGTTAAAGTCGATGTCGAACTGGTTGAAGCGGGTGATCTCGCCGCCCTTGGTAGAGCCGACGGTGTAGTCGCTCAGGTTGACGAAGATACCCAGCAGGTTATGCTTCTTGCCGGTCTTGTCGGTGCGGGCCAGACCCTCGAACTGCTCAGCAGTGTGCAGCTCGTTGATGTTCAGCGCGGCAGCCAGATCAGCCTTGGAGTTGTAAATGCGGCGACCGTTGGTGTCGCGGGCCAGCAGCATCACATTCACCAGATGCGGCGTGCAGAAGAAGTCGGGAGTGCCGGTGCCCTTGAACTTCTCGCGGGAGTAAAGAGCAGCCGTGATGATCGCCTCGGCGTAGATGTAGTTCTCGCCGAAACGGGAAGCGGTGCCGGTACCCTGAAGCTCGTTGCGGGCAGCCTCGATGTCCACATCATAGTGAATGGTGTAGAGATCGTCGTCATTCCAGATAGAACGGACATGCTCCTCAGAGATCTTGTGCTCATCCGCCTCATCGCGGCCGTCGCCGATCAGGATAGCGGTAGCGACCTCTTCCAGCAGCGTCTGACGCATCACTCCGTACTGATACTCGACCACATCGAAATCGGTGATGTCGATGATGTCGTCGCGGTGCATGGAGTCAGTGATGTAGATGGTCTGCGGGTCGGTGGTGCGCTTCATCAGCTTCATGTTGCCGGAAGGAACCTTCTTCTTGCCCTTCTGGTAACCATGCGCGCGGATATCATCGCCGCGAGCATCCATGTTGCGGGTGCGGATACGGCTGATAGGGCTCTTGTGGACCTTGTTCATGACCACATTGACCCAGCCCTGGTCACGGGTGATGAGCTCAGGAGCGCCGGTGCGCAGATCCTTATACTCGGGGAACAGGGCCTCGATGTCGTCGATACCGTGCTTCAGAGTATCGTTATGCTGCTCGGCGTAGAGCTTCATAGCCCCCTGAAGAGTGCCAACGCTCTTGAGCTTGGCGCTGGCGATGATCTCAGTCTGAGCGGAATGGCTCAGGGTGGTCGCCTGATTGTCCTCAGGCTTCTCGAAAACATTGTGTTTCATAGTCTTGTCTCCTCCTTCGGATTTGTCAGAATGTTCGATGTGGCCGTCGTCCTTCTTCTCTTCGCCATCATCGTCGTCAGAATCGCTGTGGGCCATAGCATTGGCGAGCAGAGCAACCACAACGGTCTTCTGCTTTTCGGTCAGGCTGTTGATGACATCTTCAACGGTGTCGCCGTCTCCGGTGTCTTTCTTGTCGCCATCAGCGGACTTCTTGCCGTCATCGGCAGAGTCATCAGCTTTGCCTTCATCTGCATGGGCGAGCGTGATAGGTTCGTTGGCACAGAAGATGACTTCCTGCTCAGCGCCCTCTCCATGAGCAAGATCAACAAAGTCGATGAATGCTCCGGGATTTGCACCGGCAACCACAAGGCTCAGCTCCTTGATGTCACCATGCATCACATTTCCACCCTGCTGCTTCAGGCCGTTGGCATAGATGGACAGGGAATCCACATCTCCATGCTGCACGATCAGCTTAGCAGCCTTACCGGCAGCAGTTTCGTTGAATGTGCAGTAAGCGTAAACGCCATCCTCGCGGTTTTCCAGCAGCGCATGGCCAAGAATATTGGTCGGGTCGTCATGCTGGTGATTCCATACGAGGGGGACGGTCTTTCCGTCGCAATGCGCAAACGCATCACGGCGAATGGTGCGGCCATCACTGCACACAAGGTCATTGCGCGTCGCCCAGCCGCTGAAGTCGTACTTAAGTTTCTTCTCCATTTTGATTGTTGTCCTCCTTCGGTGTTGATGCCGGCGTGCTTTCCGCCGGTGCGCTCAGATTGCTGTTGCGCAGCTCGTCCGCCTTTGGGTCGGAAGAAGGCTTCATGCCGATCTTCTGCCGGATCTCATTCGAGGTCATGACCTCGTTGCGGGTGAACTTGTCAGTCATCTCAGCGATCTTATCGACAGGCACCAGCTTGAAGGGATCTCGGAAGAACAGGATGGACTGCTTTTGCGACCGAGCAGTTTTGGTGAGGAATTTCCTCTTGATCTCATCAACAATGGCAGAGAGGATCGGCTCAACAATTCGAGTCAGGTAGTTCTGCATCGTCTTGTCGTCGGCAGAGCCATCCAGAATGCCCTGGGTCAAACCTAACTGGCTGTAAAGCATACTCGTCAGGTATTCGATCTGGGACATCAGGTTGTTCTCGACGGGGCGATTCAGTTGGACCACATGCTCAGTTCCGTCAGTGTACGCAACACCGTATTTGGAGCTGGCTAACTGGTTCTCGATATCTTGTCGGCGCAATTCCGCCTGTTGACGACGTGCTTCTGTCTTGATGACATACGGCAACTGAATGATGAGGTTCAGCTTTCCGGAACTGTTCTGCTCGTCAATGGCGTCCAGCAGGTTCAGCTTTCGGATAAGCCGCTGCATCGTAGAGTTCGGTTCATTCATGACAGCATAGAAAGGATTCTCCACAATGCCGACGGTGCTCTTTGGGACAAGAATGTCCTCTTTCTCACCGCGCTGGTCATTGTAGACGCGAACTTTCACATGCTGCGGGAACCATTCAAGAATCTTGCCGGTCCGCATCGTCTCGATGTCAATGCCGCCGGTTTTCTCAGGATCAAAGTTTGTATCGACAGGGATGATAGCAACGCAGCCCTCGTCCAGCATCGACATAACAATGTCCTGCATAAAGGCCCTTCCGGTCTGGTCAACATTGGCTTCTACCGTTAAACAGTTATTAAGCCCGCTCTCGATGACCTCCTTGAATCGGTCGCTGCCATCCAGTCGCACATGCTGAACGGTCATAGATGAGACATCCAGCGCAATACGGTTATAGACCGAGGTAATGATCGAACGCTCATTTCCACGGCTGAAGAGTGGACGGTCGGGTCGATAACCGTAACTCGGCCCAATCGACATCCGAGAAACATAAGGATCTCGGTTCATGAATGTATTCCATGCGTGCTTTAGCCGCGTGGCAACTGTCATTTCCATTCGGAACTCATCACCTCCTTCATGGCATAAAAAAATTCAGCAGACCATTCAAAGTCTGCTGGGTTAATCCTTTATGAGTTCGCTTACAGGAAGCTTTTCTAAGGACTTGACATACTCCTTCGCCTCTTTCATCACATCTTTTGTGATAACCGTGCTTGATGTGACCTGAAGTTTGTCTGGATTTATTACGATCATGGCAGTTTCCGATGTTCCACTCAGGCGATCATGAATATCCGGAATTGCATCATATCCTTTATCCCTGAAATGCTTATAAACATCTTTCGCTTCAGAAGCCATGTTTCCATCACCGAGCATACTGCTCACACCATACGAGAGTTTTTGGCCCTCTTTACTGTTTGGATTGCGCAGCGCCTTTTCAACATCTGCAATGCTAATAGATTTGTTAAAATCATTAGTAACGGCCACAGCATAAAAAGACTCATTAAACGCGGCAAGAAGCTTTTTATTTTTCATAAGCAACTCAGCAGTTTCTTTTGCCACTTGCTGATTGGACGGCATTTTCAAAGGTTCTTTAACTGAAATATGCTGAATGTTGTATGATGCTGTCTTTAGTAGCTTGTTGATCGGCGTCGGGCCAAGATATTTTATATAGCGCGACGCATCGGCTTTCCCGTAACTAACATACAATCCACCAGATTTATTCGGATCAAACTGTGCTCCACCAATACGGTTGAATGTAAATCCTTTAGGGACAGTTGACGACCCATCTTCATTGACTTTTATTGACTTAGAAGATACTTCGGCATAACGCTCAATGCCAGCTTTTGTTAGAGTTCCATCTTCATTCTGGAAACGGCGAACGCCCCATTTCTGGCCTTTGATGCCATGATGCGCAAGAAAGGTCTGCGGGGCAGGCTTGTTAAGGTAATGCATATAATCCTCTCTTATTCAAATGCTTCCGGATTCCGCTTGTAAGCGATATAGGCATCCATCATAGCCGACACGGCGTCGATCTTCTGCTCATACCGCTTCTTCATCAGCTTCCGGTTTCCGTTGGTATCTTCCATGGCGATGCAGTTACCCATAGCATAGGTCATCAACTCTTCATCGAAGAGGAGCATCCGGTCTTCGGCCAGCTTCTTCAGCTCACCCAATGGAACGGACTCCGTCTTCGCGCCCTGAATGACTTTCTCAATGCCGAACGGGCCGTTCTCAGCCGCCCAGCGTTCCACAAACTCCTTGGCGTTGTATGGGTCATAGCCAAAGCAGCGGACATCATACCCACAGGCAACGATGTACTCGTCCAAGTCCTCATAGACCTGCATTGGGTCCAGAACTGTTCCATCCAAAACGACAAGACTGCCCTCATCCATAAACTGCTCATACTTATTACGCATAGCAGCGGGCAGCTTATTCAGCGTTCTGGAAGTAATGTAGTTTCTGGTCTTCACGCCAAAGGAACCATTACGCAGCGGGAACAAAAAGGTGAACGAACAGAAGTCGTCACCCTGAGAAAGGTCTCCGCCCAGCGCGCAGGCCATCTGCCAGTAATCGCGTTTGCGATGCGGCAATGTCTCTTCGTAGGTGAAGTAATAGGTATAACCCTCCATCGGCAGTCCGAAACGCTTGGCAAGAATATCATTCCTTGCGGCAGGCGCTTTCTCGGCGCGTTCCACATCAAGCTGATAAGTCTCGTAACTTACCGTCTTTCCGATGTTCGGGTTTGCCTTCATCCACATCTCCGGATAGCCGACCTCGTCGACAGAGTCCAGCTTGTACCACCAGATCGAAACATGCGGGTTTGGATAATCCCCCTTGAGAATGCTCATAAGCTCCATTTTGATGGTATCGCCGGCGCCGTTACGAACAGTACCCTCCGAACTGGTGGCCACGATCAGATAGTCGTCCACCTTGGAAGCGCCCTGCTCGATAGCGCCGATAACATCCTCGCGAATGTCGCCGGAGAGCCACTCGTCTACGGTTGCGATCTTGCATCGAAGACCTTGCAGCTTGTTGATCGACATAGGGCGGATCTCAATGAGAGAGCCGGTCAGAAAGTTCTCAATGCCTTTCTTGGTCGAAGCCAACTTGACGCGGTTGGCCTGCGAACCGGTCGTGTTCTGAAGTGAGCCTTGGGTCAGAAATTGGAATACGGGGCCGCGGGCTCTTGTGATAGCGGTGCGAATCGGTGACATGACCTCTTCGGCCAGCTTCATGGTCGGAGCCGTCGTGATCTGATGGGTCGTACTTGTGTCCACATTCTCAAAGAATGATTGGATGCACGAGTCATAGATAGACTTAGCGGCGCCTCGTCCGACGATCAGGTATTGCTTGTTCACAAGCCGCTTCTTGATCATCTTCTTGACATAGTGCCCGCCTCGTCCGTCCGCGTTCGGCTCATAGACCGTGCGCTCCACAAAGTAATACCAGCCGAATACCTGCTCGCCCCACAGCTTGAAGCTGTCAAGGAGGTGAAGATCGGAACCATCCGTCAGGGTCATCTCTGCCTCGCAATACTTGATCCAGCCCTCAACGGCTTTATCATCGTAATAGATTCCTGGATTTGCGATCAGATCGTCGATCCGGTTCATCTCCATCGAAATCTCTTTGCAGACAGGGATCTCGCCCCGAATCACCGCTTCACGAAATTTCCCGTAATACCGGGGAACAGCAGTATTCGACAGGGCCATTCAGTATTACCCCGCCTTCTTCTGCAACTGCTGAATTGCGAGAGCAATGCTCAGAGCCGAGCTGCCGACAGCCAAAACCGTTCCGGCGTTGTCAAGCACATCGGAAAGATAGCGGCGGCCTTTGGACACCGACTCCTTGGCAAACAGATCGTTGTACTGCCGTTCCAAAAGCTCGCGGTTGATCTGGTCGCGAAGCTCCTTGTCGGTCTTCTTGCTCAGGTCCATCCGCTCTTTCTTCGTAGCCTTGCGGCTGTCCTGATCCATCTTCTTCGCCCGATTGACAAGTTCGGAAGTGGCATCCACAGCTTTCTTGGTTGACTCAAGCTTGGAGGGCGGGGCCGGCTTTTTAGTCAGATCCTTATATTTGTTTTCCAGAGATAACCGATTGATTGCCTTTCTAAGGTCTTCATCTTTCATCTCTTTCACAGGATCTTTCTTCTCCTGCTGCTGAGCGCGGCGTTTTCCCTCAGAAGTGTAACTTCCGTCTGAATTCTGGAAACGGCGAACGCCCCATTTCTGGCCTTTGATGCCATAGTGGCAAAGTTCATCCATTTTAACTTTCCTCCTCTCTTGCAGCATTATCGGCCGCCACGAAAAGCCGCCACTCAAACTCGCTGATCTGACAGTTCATCGCGTCAACAGCAGAGGAAGCGGTAGGCAGGTCAAAAAGCAGCCGAACTTTAAGGTGCATATAAGATTTTACAAGGGCAAGCCGACCGGGGTCATCCTCCAGAAAGTCAGACCACTTTTCATCAGCCCCTGAAATGGCAAAGCCTTTCTTTGGGCCAACTCCCATCTGTCCAAGAATGGAAAAGACGGAGTTGATATGCATAATGAGGTCGGCGTCAAAGTGAGTGTAGCTCTCGTCAATTCCGAGAAGCTTCTTCACTGATGTCAGGATGCTTTCAGTCGTATCCATAGATGCACTCCTTACTTGGAAAGGGCAATGTACTTTCTCATACAAAAGCCCTCGACCCCATCAGAAGTGCGAACTTTGTAAAAGTCTTCCGTGGACGCATCCAAGTCAACGCATACCCGCGTCAGCGCGTCAATGACGACCGCAACATCTGCGTTGATGTCGGGCAGTTTACGCACATTCAGATAGAGACAGTCCGTAACAATACCGGAGCCAGTGTTCGGCTCATTGACCGCTTCTGCCTCAGTGCAGAGTTCCGTCACATCCTGACGCTTACCGCGAAGCTCCTGAATGATGTCCTGCTTGCGAGGATTATTCTGCATAGTCAGTTCCTCCTTTGGTTTAATGTTTCCAGGGACAGGTATCATTCCTTGTCCGCTGCGGTGGTTCGGTGAGCAACAGATTTTTGTCACCGTAGTGAATTGCCTGATGCGTCTCATGGGTCGTTGTGATGAGATACTCAGGGTCGAGCAGAATGTTTGTCCGTTCCAGAAGATCTCTCTGCCGAATCGGGTTCAGATGGTGAATGATGACTCGACCAAATATCTCATGACCTTCGATGCCAAGGTCGCAACCAAGATCTCTTGTGATCACTGTGTCTCGGATCTTCTTCCATTCCAGTGACCTGTAAAAGACCTGGTTCATATAACGGTCGAAGCCGAAAGTCGTTTCGCCGACGATGCCATCAAGCCGAAGATACTCAAAGCGATCTTCAAAGGTTGGAAGAAGAACAAGCTCTGAATAGCTTTTAATATTCATCCTCTTCGTCCTCCTGCCCCTGATAGCTCTTCATAGCCTTGGCCGCCTTGAGGTACAGATCCTCCATCTTGGCGGAGGACTCGATTGCTTCGGCCTTTGCCGCGGCAAGATCCCTCTGCTTCTCAAGCAATTCTTTTTCGATCTGGGCTCTGGTGGAGCCGAGTTTCAGAAAATGGGAAATCACCTGAGAGGAAGCAGTGCCGTTGCGCATTTGCTCTTCGGCAACATCAATGGCTAAGGCGATCAGTTGCTTCTCTCTTGCTTCAGGAGTAAGAGCCGCACGGGATTTAGGTACTTTCTCAGATGATCTTGCGGCCTTTGCCATCCTTGCCACCTCCTCTCGCTGTGTTTGATCATGGTATGCACTGCGTTTTGTATTACTTATTTGAACTTTGAGACAGGGCTTGAAAGAACCCACAGAACTGACTGGCTGAACAAGTTGAAAGGAGAAATCCCCAAATAAAAGATGGAGGTAGAGAAAGCACTTGCATGACCCAGTCGTGGCAATTCCATAGAAAGAAGAACACATCAGGAGGTGAAATATCAGCCCTGTGGGCCCGTTCAAACCCTGTCTCGTGGCCAAAAACTCACGCCGGCTGCCCCCAACCCCGAAAAACATTTTTCAAAAATATCCCCCGGAGAATTTTCAAAGACCGCCGCGATGCAGAGGGGGTGCTGTTTTTGCGACCCCCCCCCTATACCTTTTGGAGAGCAAGGCAGTCTCGCTAAGCAAAAGGTGATTAGGAGTTAAAACTTATTGTGTTGCAAAAGCAGAGCCAAAGATAAAACCTCCCGATTTGAGCGAAAGAGACTGCTAAAGCCTTTATGCACTCACGGGAGGCGAATCCTTTGTGTCTGCTTTTACTTTTTTGTAGATCCCAAGTGGATCGTATTTGATGATGTCGTCAATGGCACGCTCAAGTTCCTGTTCGTTTTCAGCATCTGAAAGCTGATCAGAGGTCCTGGCTATACGGGCCAGGTAGGCGCAAGAGTGATAGCCTTTGCCTTCATCAAAGCGATACCAAGCATCGTACTGGGTAAAGGGATCATACGGATTGTCTGTCGTAGTTAGCGCGCATGATTGAGCCATTTTCTCTCACTTCCTTTCATGAATTCAGATACTTGGAAACGGCAGAAGTCGAAATTCCCAAAGCTTCAGCGATTTCAGCATTTGTGTGGCCAGAATTCGCCATTGCTTTGATTCTGCTAACACGAGCATCGGACAACTGCGTTGTTCTTCTCGGTGTTGCTCGTTCTCTTACAGTTTTCGGTTCGGCATAACGCAAGATCTCGCTCAAGGTTGTGTCTGAAATTGCACCGGACTGAATTGCAGTCCATTCGCCATCGCTGATTGTAATGCGAGTTCGCTTTCCGCTTGCACCAGTAGAATTTCTGGCATCACTAATGGCAGCACGACGGATCTTGGAAATCTCATCTTTGTCAGTGATGTTGTTTGCCTGAACCTTTGCTTTCACACGAGCATTTGCAATTCGTTGAGCTTCTCGTTCAAGAGGAGCATTCAACTGTGCGACCTTGAGAGCAGCCATAAGGCGGTTCACTTCGGGCTCAAAGGCCTTGGCCGCACTGGCAGAGCGCTTCAGAGTAGGGGTAGCCTTGTATTCAAGACGGGCCTTGTTGGCAAGGTCTTTCATCTTGTTGGCATAGTCGGCATAGGCCTCTTCCTGAAGCGTTCCAGAAGACATCGAACGAACATCATCAACTGCGAGGATGCGTTTAACCTTAGTGGTTGCCGCTACCGTATTTCCGGTACGGGGGTCCACATAAGTTCTGCCGGACTCCTTGTAAACGACTTTTCCTGTCAGAGGATCAATGACACCGCTGCCCTGACGCTCCGGTACCTCAACATCCTGCTTTCTACGGGATAGAAGGGTAGAGGCGCCGCCATGGTGACCAGTCTCGTCGTCAAAGCCTTGATACTTCTTCTTGAGCTCGGCGATACCGTTGTCTTTCTCAGACTGCCGGTAGTCGAGCTTGTGCTTGGCCGCATCAATGACAACCATGCTGTGTTTGACCGCTCTTGCGATCTCAGGCTCAGTAGCGCCTTTCAGAGTCATGTCAGTAATGAGATTTGAAATCTCACCCATCTGTCTCTGTGTAGCAGCGCCCTTTGCAAGGAGCCGAACGCCAGTCTTGCCCTCAGTCGAGTAATCAGTCTTAGGATCGAAGTCTTTCAAATCCTTAAGGGCAGGGGTAGATTGGATCTTCACCCTCCCACCGGTAGGAATGACAACGACCTGGTCGCCATCAAAGTCAGCACCAGAAAGACGCTCTGCAACCTTAGGATTGATACCCACAGCATCCCGAATGTTCTTTCCGAGAACGGAAACGGCAGTCGGGTTTTTGTTATTGACCGTAAGCTCAGGGATCTCAAAGGTACCACCATGCGGATAGCGAATTAGCACGACCTTTTCGCCATCACGATAGTTCGGGGCAAAAATCTCGGTCTCTTTCATCGCATTGAGCGGTAGTATGACCTGCGTGCTCTGACGAGGGAGAGCAGCCGCTTTCAGATGGACAGCAGCCGAGTCGCACTCATCCGCAAAGTCTAACAGGAGCTTCCGCTTTACGGTGGGATTGTTCAAAGAACTGATCTCAGAGAACTCGTCAGCGGCATCAGCGTAAGTTAAATCCAACTGCTTCTTGATAAGCTGGATGGGCTGCTTGGAAAGGAACTGGGAAGAAAGATTCTTACTCATCTTATCCCAGTCGCCCTCTTCTTTCAGCTTGTTGATCGCAGAAAGCTTCTCATTGCCGTCGGCGTCGATATAGTGACTCTGGCCATTAGCCTTAATCAAGGCCCCGAAAGGGTTGTCGGGATCATCCTGAATTTTCTTCAGAACATCCATCTTAGGTGTTCCGGTATGCTTGTTGGTGTTAAAGACAATGTCTGCGCCATCGGGCATATCGTCAGAATACATCGCCATTCCTTTGAGGTAATGAGTACCATCCACAAGGATACGAACTTGAGCATAGTGAGAGTCTCCCAAATCAAGGTCAGCAACGCCGCGACGGATCTCAATGACACCGTCTTTCAGTGCGCCACCCTCATCGCCATAAAGGATCTTCACACGGCTGGAATCAATGCTCGCCGGATACTCACGCTTGTCCCAAGACTCGCCACCATCAGTAGAATGGTAGTCGCCAACAGACTTCACCAAATCAAGGTTCTGATAAACCTCTCTCTGGTCAATCTCAGGAACGGAAATAACTGGGGTGATCGTGCGTTTCTTCGGGTCGTTTACCTGAGGAACGCCGACGCCATAGCGGTTATAGCCCTCGGTTTCCAAAATGAAAAGAGCCTCTTGAAGAACACCGGTAGAAACGCCAAGCTGCCGCTCAACGCCTGTGCCTACATCAATGGCTCCTTTTTCCGCAAGCTCTTTCTTCAGAATCTCTGCCGTGGCTTGCGCCTTATTCTTATTGGCTGCCGTATTCTCATTCAGCAGTGCGCGAACAGAAGAGTCATTCGCATAACCGAGGATTGAGGCGATCTCATCCAGCGTCTTACCGTCTTCCCGCAAAGAACGGGCACGGTCTGCCTGAAGAGCACGGCGTTCATGCTTTGCGACGCGAACCTGCATCCGCAAGTCAGTCGTCGAAAGATGAAGTTCATCAGCAATCTGTTTTTCAGTTTTGCCGAGCCGCTGAAGCTCTTCAACGCGAGCAAGAAAGTCGCCGCCATGTTGGTAAGGGTTATCACCGGAACCCCACGGATAGCGCCCAGAGCGCCGTTTGACGCCATAGTGCATCAGAATATCTTCCTCTACGAGGTCCATAGCTTAACCCTCCTCTTCTCTAATTTTGTTGATGACCTTATCGGCTGTGATGATCCTGTCCATGATTGGCAGAATATCTTCGACAGTCGGCTTATGGTACAAAATTTGGTCGTGCTGGTAGATACGAAGTTCCATTTCAATGTCGGCTGGACGAATATGATACTCCAAACAGAACAGAGCGGCATAGACCTCCAACTGTTCAATGTGAGCATCAATTTCTCCGGTCTTCAAATCATGGATGCGAAGAAAATTATTTCGGAAACAAATCGCATCGGTCGTTCCGAAACAGTTCGGGGAATAGTAGAGGATCTGTTCTGGCGTCATCTTATAACCGATAGCGTCATTCACATACATGTTCAGCGTCTTCTGAGACTTTGGAAGTTTCTGCCCCAAAAGAATACACTGAGCGGCGAATGCGTGAAGAACAGTTCCTTTCTGTGTTGCCAGAAATCTCACATAGGAGTCCGCGATTTTATCGTCGGTGTAATTGATCCAGTGATACTTACTCGCACCAAGGAAGGCGTGCTGACCTTCAAGGTTGGAATGCCTGTTGAAGTTCATTCAATACCTCCTCTTTATTTTCCGGACACACAAAGCGAGAGAATGACATATCGTTCATCTTCTCGACATAGTAGTCCTGATTTGGGCGCTTCTTAGCTGTCGCAGACCTCTTGCATTCGAGGGAGGCCCACTTCTCGCCATAAAGGACCAACAGATCGGGGAGCCCCTGAATTTGGTCCATCTTGAAAACCATGCATCCAGGGAACAACGCTTTCAATGACTCGATTAAACGGTCTTGAAATCCGCTCTCAAGTCTGGAACTTCTGGCCACGAAACGACCTCCTTTCGACAAAAAATAAAATGGAGAGAGGGAAATGTGTAACACATCTCTCTCTTCTCCATAAAAGACCCTGTTTTTTCTGCGGAAGCCAAAAAGGGCATAAAAAAAGCCGAGACACCTTTTCAAGCATCTCGGTCAAATATCCAGAGGGTCAGCTATTATTTCGCAGATACCGAATGAGTATCCAAATCAGCCACAGACCTCCTGTGCAGAAAGTAAGTATCACATCGAGGATCAGTCCGCCAGTGCTACGCTTTCCGTTACCTTTACTCATGCTGTCCGTCCTTTCTCATAAATCCGTTATATTGTCATCATCAATGTTGTTGCTTTCTTTCAGTGCGATGTTACCTCCAAGACTCGAAGCCAAAGCCGCGACAATGGCAGCAGCTACGCCGCCGATAACCCCAATGAGCTTCAAACGGTTTCTCGATTTTTCAGAGTCCTTATCCGCTACCGCTGCGGCAACTTCCTGCATCTGATTGAGAATATAAGTCTTCTGCTCAAATGTCAGGTCGTCGTTGTTCAGCATTTTTTCAAGAGAATCCATCACGCGGTTATACATATCGTAACAACTGCGCATACTCTCTCGATCGTCTTCCATCGCTTCCTGGATGACGCTGCGGTACTCTTTCAAAACATCAAGTGAAGTCGAAGCGAAGTTCGGAAATTGCTCAAGAGCTTTCTTTGCAACTTCGGGGTTCATCTTCGGAACCATCGTCGCAAAAGCAATGACTTTTTCTTTTGTCAAATGTCTGAAATCAGGAATATCCAGTTTCTTGAGAACTTGCTGTTCAGTGTAAGGCCGTGCCACGCTCCGTCCTCCCCTCGTAAGAGTGCAAATAAAAAAGGTGCGCCCCAACGAAGAGACGCACCCTGCAAAAGCGCATCTCTCATTGTTGCGACACAATCCTCTTACCACCACTATGGGTATAACGAGTTAAGAGAGAAACACTTGTTGCCAAGTAATTCTCCCATAGTGAAGCGGATAAGAAGATTTAATTGTGTCGCAAGCTTAGTATATCACACTCGTACACGAAAAGAAAGTCAGAGTTTTTGAGGAAAATCAGGCTTTGGCCAAAAACCCACTTTTTCTCGCCACTTATATATATTTTTTACATTTTTTCTTCACACTAATTAAAGAAAAAAGTGGGAAAGTGGGCAGAAAGCTCGCAAAGCCTTGTGTACCAACGGTTTCAGCCCGCCCACTTTTCAAATAAAACCGGGCAAAAACCCACTTTTTTGGCCAGAACCGTCTCTACAAGTCTCTCAACTCGCCCAAATATATCAAGTTTCTGAAAGAAAGTGGGCAGAAGCCCGTTTTTCAAAATAAAAGTGGCCACAATTTTTGCGCATGAAAGAGCCCCGAATCCTATCTTAGATTAGACAGAACCGGGGCAAATTCACGCGGTTTGGAGAGGCTACCTCCATACTCGTCCGGACCGTTTGTCGATTAGAACGACACGACCTTCGATCTCGAAGTCTGCCAAGTCACACACATCCTTGATAGACCTGAGCAACTTCTTAAAGCGAAGCTCCTCGATTTCAAGGTTCATCATGGCCTGGTAGGCTGTCGGATCTGAGTAGCCCTCCGAGTTTTTTCGGTCGCTCATTGGTCACCTCTTTCTTTCTCCCATTTTTCAAGATCACAGCCGATCTCTTTCAGCTTGTAGGTACAGAGCCAGACATCATCGCCCTGTTCCATCTCATAACGACGGATCAAAGCCTCGATACCGCGGGAGAAGTTGTCATAGAATTTTTTAAGCCTCTTATTGCCGAAGCCGAGCTGTTCACGCAGCTCCCACAGAACCAGAGCGTCGATCTCTCGGATAAGAAACAGGGTCGAGTGCTTCAAGTGTCCCATAGACGAATGCGTTCCCGACATTTGTTCTCATGCCATAGGAAAACGTCTCTTGACTATCAATTTTGACCGCCTTGTTATAGACCTCATTCCTATCCATTTGACGTTCCGTTATTTTGGCCGAAATAAGAATCCCGACCAGTATCATGACGGCAATAATCGAGATACTGGCCAGAACTTCTCTTTTTGTAATTTCAAAATTACGCATAGTCAATCTCCGAATATGTTCTGCGGAGCATCAACGGGAGCATTGTAGTCGAGGTAGGCATAGCTTTGCGTTTCATAACCGAGAATATTGAGAAAGAAACGAGCAGGAAATTGCCGTACATAGCGATTGTATTCCTTGACCTGCTTGTTGAAATTACTGCGGTATTCTGCAATCAGGTTCTCGGTGATGGAGAGCTCATTCATAAGTTCCTTATAGTTTTCGTTTGCCTTGAGCTCTGGATAGGCCTCGGATACAGCAGTGATAGCCGTTGTAACATTTTCAATATCTCCAGAACTTCCGCGCCCCTCTACAATGGCAGTCAGAGTTTCGGCCTCGTGCTTATCATATTGCATGACACAGTCGGCGAGGTTGTAGACTAAGTCAACTCGCCGTTTTTCCTGGACGCGAATATCAGACTGTGCGGTATTGACCTGTTCTTCCAAGATAAAGGTCTTGTTCTGAGTGCCCTGCACAGCAAAAATGCAAAGAAGGACAATCGCCAAAATGCCAGCGAGAACAATGAGAATGAGTTTGGTATCTTTTTTCATTAGGTTTCTCCTTTCAAATATCAGTGGTTACTTCTTGTCGATCCGGTTAGCTTTTCTCTCTTCGTACTCAGCCTGCTCGATGCGAACCATGCCGTCCGGACCATCTTTGAAATATCCATTCAGATCAACGACCTCGCCATTGGGAAGAATAAGCTGGAGATAGCCGACGGTATCGAAGTCGCCATTTTTCTCATCGGTCAGAAACTCTTCGACGATGATCTTGAACTTCTTGTCCGCCGGGAAGTACGGAAGCGTGATCGGATACATCTTGTCGATAAGGCGAGTACCGAAGCCGTTTCTGAACGGAATATCAGGGCTTTCTTTGTTGATGAGCTGAACACGGTTGACATCCGAGTAAGTGACCGTACCGTCCTCGGCGACATCCTTAAACAGGCTGCTCATGCGCTTGCACTGGAAGTGCTGGATAGGATCGTTCTCACCAAACTCGACCTTAGTCCAAATATCAGGATCGTCCTCAATGGGGGTAAGGCATTTGCCGTCGATGAGGCGGTTCAGGATGCTCTTGGTGATCTGAATGCTCATACCGGAGTGGCCGTCGCGTTCCAAAGACCGATACGCTCTGAGGGCACTCTCATAGCACGCAACACCGTAATCCCAGTCGTCTTTATCTTCGGCACTTTCGCGTTCTTTCTGAGAAGCAAGAGCAACTTCACGAGCTGCCCAATCACTCTCGTCATCGGAAAGGGACAGTACCCGCTCGACATCCTTATCGGTATGGCCGTCCCACTCAGGAGCAGTGGCTACCTCTTTGCAGTGGAACATGTCCCAGTCCTTGTCCTCGTAATGATAGGTATAGGGCCCCTTTGGCGTGTCGATGCCAACGATGAACCAGCCTCCTCCAAATGGAGCCTCGCCATCCGAATGCTTGTGGGATTTCCAAGCAAGTGTCGGGAAAGTGTTCACCAGGGCCGCGAAGAGGATGAGCCGCTGATGATAGAGGGAATTGAAGGTATGGAACCCATCGGAGAATTCTCCGATATCTTTCTCGGACATCAAGACTGCGCGATCATCCCAATATTCATTGGCGAAGATCTTCCGGCAGTCAGTCCCAAATGCTTTGATGATTTCGGGAAGATTCTTATTGACAGCATCGAGATGGATGCCATGTGCCTCACAAAAAGCAAGGGCTTTTTCCAAAGGTTCGCCAACTCGGTTCGTCCAAAGAATGATTTTGGCGCCAGCTTCCTGTTCGGCCTTAACCTTGGCGATGTTTTTTTCAATCGGCGCACCGATCTCAGGCCATTTGTTTTCAACCAAAGTGCCATCGAAGTCGACAGCAATAATTTTTGCGTTATCCATGATTTCTCCTTTTCATGTCATGCAGCTTTCGGCATCGGCGCAGTAGACCACCCAACAAAGCGACCTTCGTTGAAGTTCTTCTTCTCCTTGAGTGCCTTGCTGATCGCCAGATCAATACCGGAAAAGCTCTTTAGATGGAAGTAATAAAGGTCACTGAATGGCGTCGTCAGACGGTCGATTCGTCCGGAAGCCTGAACCATGACCTTATAGGAATAGTTCTGCGAGTAGAAGATGATCGTATCAGTGGTAATGCAGTTCCAGCCCTCGCAGCCGGCCGTGTACTGCACGAGATAGACCCATTTGTCGCCGGTCGGGATCTCTTGATGCTTGTGACCGTTCCATTCAGCGACTTCAGTCCCATCGGGGTAACCAAGATTTTTGAGAATATCAAGCTCGTAGTCGAAATTGTAGAAGATGATGACTTTAGGGTGATCTTCCATGATTTCCAGCACGGCCACGCTTCGGGACTCGTCCGAATTTACCACGCGGCGCCAGTTCATACAAAGCTCCGAAGCCGTTTCAATAGGACGGTCTTCCCAAGGGTTCCAGCGGTTTCGAGAAATATCCTTGTAAAGAGGAATGTTGTAAGAAACAGCAACATCCTGATGATGCGAGGTCGTGTGCCGCTCGAATTCCATCGTCACGAGAATACGGTTTCTAAGTCGGATCAGTCTTCCGGTGTTGAGATACCGGTCAACTTTCGGGTACTTCGATCTCCAGTCATAAACAACATGCTGGTCGATGAAATCCGTTTTGTTCCGATAGAAGCCGTTCGCAATAAAGACGGGGATATAATCCTGCCAGGTATCCCCGGGGGTAGCGGAGAGCAAGATCCATTTATTCACCTTGGCGATTTTCAGGAATGCTTTTGTCCAAGCCCCGTAGCCGACGACACGCTGCTCGTCAAATATAAAGAAACTGTTTTTTACATCTTTGTACTTGCTGATGTTGTTCCACGAGTCAATGACGACTTTGTTCTTGTAGTAATTGCAGTCCTCATGGGTGGAGAGCAGGAATGGAGCCAACTCATCCTCCCATTCACAGGTATCGCGCTTGCGTGCAGTGGTGATGATGTAAATATCAAGCGGATTTTTCATCGGCGCATCGGGAATGTCAAGATTTCCACCTTGCTGAAGATAGTAATAGGCGAGAGCAGTTCTTGATTTACCGGAACCGACCCCGCCGCATAGAATGCAACCGTTCTTCATTTTTTCAAGGGCGCTGCGCTGATGATCATACAGGGAAACCATAATCAGCCCCCCATAACACTTCTGATGCGCTGGATCGTTCGTCGAGTCTCCCAAATATCTGAAAAGTACATCGGCGTAAACCAGTAGTTTTCCAGAGTGTCGTCTGATGTGATCGGTTCGGTCAGACTATTTCCAACCTTGACATATCCCGCGACACCGAGCAGTGATATCTGTAAATAGCACATCAGCGCAACCAGCTCGTCAATATCCTGTGCGGACACCAACACATGGTTTTGAAAATTGAGATGTTCTTTTTCCATCAGCTTTTTTGCAGCATGAGCGCCGGCGATCAGTGTTGCCCCCGCTCCGCAGCACGGATCAGAGATCGTGACATATCCTTTTCGATCAATTTCCTCTTTAAGAGTGTCGCCCATGGAAATATCAGCCATCATTTGGCAGACATGATAAGGGGTGAACACCTGACCAGAATGACTGTCATAAAGCCCAAGCGTCATATAGAGCTTTCCGAGGAAATCCTGCTCCGGATTTTCTTCCATGACCATAACGAAGTGTGCAAGCAGTTCTGGAAACAACTTTTGCTCCTCCGGACGATACTTCTTTATGATCCGCATGTAGCGTTCCTCACGCTTGGTATAATGCGACTCCGCCTTATCCACCGCGTTTGAAATCGAGCACGCAGACATCACTACGAAGTCTTGCCAAATATCAATAGACCGATGGCAGCTTGTGAGCTGTCGGAAAGTATCCATGAACGCTTTTTCGGGAGAAACTCGTTTTTCTTCCTTGGGCTTGGCTTTTTCACTTTGCTTTGTGAATTTTGGAATATCAGGCGGTGTGTACGGTTTTGGCGGCTCTTTCCTGACATGAGCCGTTTTCTTCTTTTTCGGCTTTGCCTTGTTCCATCGAAACATGGCTTTCTCCTTTCCTGAAAATATCAAGGGACGCCGGCTACCTCCTAACCAGCGTCCCCTACAATGCTTTTACTCCTGCGGATACTCGCTCGCAGCATACTTCTCAGCGAACTCATCCTCTTCGATGGTGACATACATCGTCTTGAGGTAGGCCTTCACACCGCTCTTCTCGTTCTTGGTGCCCTCCTGGATGATCCAGTTATAGGGGCGGATGATGAGATCCACATTGCTGATCTCGGCAAAGTCGAGCGCGCCGATGGACTCCTCGTCGAGAGGCGTCTGCTTGCGGCGGGTGACCATGACGACCTTGGGCGGGAAGTTCTTGAAGCTCACCGCGACCTGGAGATAGTGGCGAGGCTCGTCACCTTCCTCACGGGGAGGCATCACGCGGATATTCCAGCCGTCTTCGATCAGACGCTGAGCATCGTTGTGGTCCTCGATGATAACGCAGAAATTGCGATCACCGGCACGGTTGTACTTGTCCTCCTTACCGGAAAAGTTCCGGAAGATAATGCGGGCGTTTTCGATGATGATGTTGTCAGTAGCTTTACGACTCATGATTAAGACTCCTCTCAACTGTTAAAATGGATATTGGAATGGACTGTAATGAACTCGTTCCCGAACTTCTTTGTGTGCCAGTTCCTCTTTTTCAATGCAGAGGGTGCAGATGTTTTTCATAGGCTGCGGCTTCTTTTTCCACCGATAAATGTTCTCGCAGTTTCTTAATCCACATCGCCTGCAAGTAAACCAACGAACACCGTCTTTGGTGAAGCTTTTCTCCATAGAATTACCTCACATCAAACGGTGTATTGTCTTCTTCGTGGGGTTCTCCGGGACCGAACCAAGGCGGTGTGTCAGAAACATACGGATCTTCGGAAACGAACCACTCGAAATCACCATACTTGGAAATATCAGTGGCCGCAGCATCAACGAGAGCATCATAGTATCTCCGGTCGATGCAGTCTTCCTTTCCGAGTTCCTTGACCATTTCAGACTCAAGCCAGCGATAGCCTTTCGTTCCAACGGCGGCATCGTACTTCTTTTCGCCAGTCTTTTTGTCAACGGACTCGCGACACAGAAGGCCGCCGCCACAGCCGGGTTTGATGGGGCAGAACTGTCCGACTCGTCCAATAAAGACATAGTCATGACCTTTCTCGATTTCAGTTGTAAGTTCCTCGATACGAGCACATTCTGCTTCCATTGGCTCATTCAGCTTCGTTGTATCGGAAATCTTTTTCCACAACTTAGCATACTCATCCTCCAAAGCACTCACATCAGGCATGCTCTCATTCATATCCAGATAGAGCGCCCCTGTAACAGACTTCGTCTCGCACATATCCTCGAAGGTGATCTCCTCATGCGAGAAGAGCTTCTTGAAGACATACGGGATCTGGAACTGAGTGCCCGTGGCTGTCCACTCACCGGCGTGTTTACCATCCTTGTACTTGGCAATATAAACGGCGTTGTTGACGAGGCACATGCGATCATAAGTCGCTTCGTGCTCGAAAATATAACCGTACATCTTGCCGTAGTCCATGACGAACTGAATGATCTCAGGTGTAGCGTCTGGGATCTTGATAGAGTCCGTCTTGATGTGAGCAACAACAAAGCCCCGTTTCTGAACCTCGTGCTTGAGGTTGATCATAAACAGGGCTCCGCGCTTGGCGACGATATTATCTTTGTTACGGTTGTCATGGAACGGATTCTCGAAGCTGGCCGAAGTCAAGCCGTAAACGGAATTGATGGCTATTTTCAGCGCCTGCGCCAGAGCATCAGCGGCACTCTCGTCAGTCAGATACTTTGCCAGAGCGCCGTTCAGCATCTTGCGAGCCTTGTCGAACTCCTTATGCTTGATGGCGACACGAGCATCACGGATCTCACGAAACCGCTTCGTATAGACCGGCCCGAAGAGATCTTCTGCGATGATGCTTGAGGGATGCATAGAAGCAATATCCAGCAGAGCGATATTTCCGTACATACCAGGCTCGGCATAGACATAGCCACCCTCGCCAACTTCTTCGCCGCGATAAGTAGACTTGCCTTTGTCGAACTTGTAACCAGGGAAGATCGGACGGTCTTTCTTGTCAAACGCCGTATAGTTGTCATATTCTTCCGGCCCAAACTTGAACGGCAGATCGTCCATGCTGCAAATCTGACTGGCATCGCCCATGTCGCGGTAATTGAACTGATCCTGCGGCTTCTTGTTTCCACCGAAGATAATCTTGGCGGTCAAAGTGTTCGTGGTATCGTTGACGGTCATTCCAGCCACATCGGCCAGGATCTCACGAGCTATGAAGTCAGCCTTACGGGCATTGAATACTGCCTCCGTAGCAATGACATCATTGTCACAATACTCGGCAACCTTCTGCCACATGCTCTCCGGAACAGGCTGGTCCCACGGAAGGCCAAGCTCCTGATGGTGGATGCCGAGTTCAATCTCCCACTTCTTCAAGCTCTGTTTTTTCGAGCAGAAGTCGTAAACATCAGTGTAAGAGACATTATAGGCTTCGCCAAAGAAGCAGTTGTTGCTCTTAGATTTCTTTTCGCTGCCGATGATCCGCTGAGACAGGTTGTAAAGCTGCTCATTGGTATAGCCCATCAAGCGAGCATAGAGAATGTGGTTATCATACCGCCGGCAGTTGAAGCCAATGAGTCGGAACTTCATCAGGCCCTCGATGTCTTCAGAGGTCGGGTTGATCATCCGAACCACAGGTTGTGTGCTTCCTGCAAACTTCCAGTTCACGAGGAAAAGGTTCGGAAACACCTCGACATCATAAAAGACGAGGTCAGCGGTTTCATTCTTGGCCGCAGGGGCCGCATCGGCAGATTTGAACGGCATCTTATTAACGAGCTTGATGCAATACTCTGCCTGATTGGTGCTGTTGGCGGCAAAGGCCAGGACGGCATTGCGCATATCGGTAACATCGTAAACCATGCCGCTTTCATACGCATCCGTCAGAATCTTGTGGATAAAGTCGATACTGGGCTTAGTTGCAGGGTGGATCTCCTTGTTGAGATTTCTCTTGATTTGAACCCTAAGCCCTTTCTCGCTCTGAACCACCTTGTTGTTTACCATGCTGCTTTCTCCTTTCAATGGTAACCCAGAGCTTATGGTTGCAATAGGTAGGTTGTTGAACTTAGTGAGTTTCCGGCGCAGCGAGCTTTTTCCAGTGAAGACCTTCACCTCAATATGGTCGTCATAGATACGGCTCAGCCTTGCCGGATCGCCGGTGTAAATATAATGTAGATGGATACCCTGACCACCCTTGCTGACCTCGGCATAGGTCGGAGGCCACTTACTCGCCTCTGCCAGGTTCAGGTCAAAGCACTTATTGCCATTCTCGTCAGGAATATCAAAGTCGATGACGATATGGTTCTCAGGCACCTTGACATAGTGGAGCTTAGAGGTATCCAACTGTGAAAGAGTCTTCGTGACTTTTTCCCATTTCTGCGAGGGCGTTTCTTTAGATGTGGCATATTGAGCAGGACAGTCCGCACAATCTTTGTCAAATGCGGATGCCGTTCCATCAAATTGAATCAGCCGAGTTGTTGGCTCCGGCTTATCAATGATGGTCTGCTCCTCAAATTTTTCAGTTCTGAAGCCACTGTAATAGCTCCGAACACGAGTGCCATCTTCCATACTGAAGCGCTCTGTGTAGTCATGGAAATAGTTCTTCAACTCTTCCTTGAACGCTCGTTGGCTGAGGGGGTACGAGACCTTTGCTTCCTCATTATAGGTCTTATACATCTCCCAAGCAGCCTTGAGGGAAGTTCCGTCTTCACGCTTGAAGACTGGGTAGGAATCAACGATGTAGTTGTAGAAGTCATTGGAGGCCCCCAACATAGCAATCGGAATATAACCGTCGTAGTAAGCGGGATCTTCCAGATAGACCTCTTGACAGTGGTAAGCAATCGGGCCAAGTTCAAACGGGATGTGCTTCATGATGGTCTTGTACTCGTTCGGCTCGACCTTATCTCCTGTTGGGGAAACATCAATCAAACGTCGAATCAGACCGGATTTAGCGTCCGTAATACGAACCGGTTTGTTTGTGCCCATAAAGAGGAAAGCCTTAAAACGGTTGGCGTAAGTTGATTTGAACTTCTCGTTGACCGTCATTAGCTCGTGCGAAACAAGGCTGTTAAGTCTCGTATTATCCTCAATACGGGACAGGTCACCATCATGTTGAATGGCAACCAACGGGTTCGTCTTGAACGCCTCCAGCGCAAATGCATTGCTTGAAGATCCAAGAGCCTTAGCATCGAATACAGAGTAATAACCCTCAAAGAGCTGCTGAATGATGTTGAGCACTGTGGACTTACCGGTACCAGCGGCGCCGTAAAGTACCATGAACTTTTGCAGTCTCTTGGAGTCACCGGACACGACCGAACCAATGGCCCATTCGATTTTGTGCCGCTCGGCAGGAGAGTACAGAACACTCATGAGCTTGTCATAAGAGTTCGCCTCACCCTGCTCAAGCGGATAATTCAACATCTTGCTGGCATAGTCCTTTTTCCCCGTTTTGCTGTTTGAAAATATCAGTTTCTCGTCGAGCATGTGGAATTGGTCCTTCATCTGCTTCTGGCAATATTTGTGCCATGTGTCGATCATTCCGGTTTCTGCATCCCACATGTGCATGACTCGATAATTGTCATCAAAACGCTTACAGTTTTCCTCGGCGTATCGGTCCAGTTCGCGGTCGATCAGGTCAACCGCATCCTGTTCATCAGTCGACCACAATCCCCGTTCCTCAATCCAGATAGCGTAGAAATCGCCGCCTCTAATCATGAGGTCGCTGCTTTTCTTGATGATAAACTTGGGATAGATCTCGATGATACCACGCTTGCCACTGCGCGTTGCAATCACCAAGAAGTCTAACATTGATTACTCTCCTTCGCCGCGCTCCAACTTCTTTACTCGAACAGAGAGCTGATAGACCTGCTCCTCCAGCTTCCTGCGCTCCACCTCGGTTGCCGCGGCAAGAGCCATCGCCCCTACCGCAATCAACTTGAACATCTTCATGCTGCGGGCCTGCCTCTGCATCTGCTTGCAGAAATTCTTAGACGGCATGACCGTCACGAAAATATCATGCGTGATCGTATTCATGTTAAACTCCCTTCTCTGATGATCTCGTTAAGATAGCAATTCATCTGATACCAGATTTCCATAGACCGCATATCAAACCGAGGGTTACGGATTGTGAACAGACCGCCCTTACCATCCGGTGCGTAGTCATGATCCATAAAACGGTCAAGAATCTCGTCGACCCGAACAGGATCAAACCGAACATCGCTCATAGAACCAAGGCCCAAACTGACAAGCATACTCCAGAACCACTGTCCGGTGCGGTTGCCAATATCAGGGTCTTCCATGATGTGTTCTTCACATCGAATGGCAAGGGCGATCATCATTTCAAGGATGCTGCAAGGCCGAATATCAAGGCGGTTGGAAATTACAGCATCACGATAGCCTTGCTCGCGACCGAACCGATATCTAAGCTCGATGCCATCCTCGGCCCGGTTGCCGTCCATCGGGATTGTGTATGCAAACTCCGTGTCGTGGAGCTTGTAGAACAGTCGCCGGTAGGACTTATTAGAATATCGGTCGTCGACCACGAGCCGGTACATCCACTCGAAATACGGATCATTAAGCTCGCTTTTGGTCAAGGTCAGACCTCCTCGTCATTATCCGGTTCGCAGGCCAACCGCGTCAAGTTGGCTTTGACCAAGATCGGAGGAAAGTTTTTCTTCTTGAAGTCGCTGAAATCACGCAGATCCTTGAGAATCTCGTAGTCACAGCGCTTTGCATCACTCCTTACGAACACCGAATCGTCTTCGTATTCGCCGAAGTGGTCCAGCCCATCGCCGATGATTTCCTCCACATCATCAACGATTTCACCGCACTCATCAGCCAAGACGCCATCGGCGAAGTAGGTCAGGCTAACTTTCGTATAGTCTTCAAGTTCTCCGAATTCATCAGGAGAGATGACATACGGAACTTCACCGGGCGTTCCTGATGGCTTCTCGTCAATCGTTCTGGAGTAGTCCTTATAACCAGCCTCCTGCAAACGCTGAGTGTACTCGGTAATGCTACCCTTATCCATGTGCTTGGCAGCATTCACAACCGAGACAGTTTTTTCTTCCGTTGTCGGTTTCTCGCGCTTGGCGTATGCCGCTTTGACCGAGGCAATCTCTTCCTCGGCGAGTTTTGCGTACTTATCCTTCAGATAGTACCAGGCGCCTGCTGCGCCGATAGTAAGGCCTGCCACAAAGACAAAGCCGGTAGATGCTTTACTCATCTTCGTCCTCCTCATCGTCTCGGATGCTCATGACGGTCATAGCCAGACCGCCAAAGAGTAAAGCGCCACTCAACAGCAATCCGCCGGTGATGTGACGCTTACGCTTTGTGTCAAGAACATAGTCGAGCATGGAAATGAAATTCGCAATTCCCTCCATGCCAGTCACTCCTTGTAGCTGAGGACTGCTGCTCCGCCCACCAGGCAGAGGCCGGACACAGTCGCCAGGGTATAAGAGAGCAGGGAAAGCATGATCTTCTTCATAATTGTTCCTCCTTTTAATCATAGCTTGAGAAGTAATGGTTGCCGACTTGGAACATAGGAACTCCATAGTCGCTGTAATGACCCGCATTGAAGAACACGACATCGTAGTCGGTACGATTTTCCAGTTCTTCTTCAACGAGCTTTACCAGCTCGTCCATAACATAGCAGCGGGTGATACGATCGCCGTACATACCCGCATACTGGTTTTTCTGCCAGATGACCTCGGAGATCGTATCCGGGAAATGCGGATCATCTACACGATTGAGAACGCTGTCAATGACCAGTCGCTGGCCCTGCTCGCATTCGCCCTCTGCTTCCGCCATAGTGCAGAGAGCAAGAAGCTCAATTTCCTCCCTCGTAGCCAAAGGCTCTGGTTCGGGAGTGGGTGCAGGCTCTTCCTCCAGTAAAATATCAGTGGACGGAGCAGATGCCTCGATGATCAAAGAGAGAGGTTCCGTCTGAATCATAGGCTGTTCCGGAACCGTTTTGGTCGTCGTTGCGTTTATCACGAAGTTACAAGATATGAAAATAGCCCCGACGAAGATAAGAAGGCAAATAAGCAATTTTTTCATCGGCTTGTCCTCATGCGAGATAGTCATTCTGGTGGTCGACGATCTTGGAAGTGATGTCGCCGACAACATTGAAGTCCAGAATGAACGCGCGCTTGTACTCGTCCGAATCAGCATCGTGACGACGAATCTCGGTCATACCGAAATCAACAAAGTTGTCGCCGTAAGGCTTCTTGTCGTCATAGATCCAACCGACAACAGCGCCGGCTTTGGTGCGCTTGAAACCGAGCATATCGTAAACTTCATTCAAGAAGAGGTGACCCTGGGACTTGAGCATATCATTCGCCTGAGCCTGACGAGCACGCAGATAGAAGAGGTTCATTTCAGGGTCCTGCTTCCAATCGGAGTGAGTATCATCAAACACCTTTGCGTAAGGGCCGTAGTCAGAGCCATTCCAGTTCTCGTCTGCGACATTTACATTCTGCTTGACCTTCTTTTCCTTGCCCTTGTCGTCCGTGACGGTCTCTTCGATCTCCTGCGCCTTGATGTTGTAGCGCAGTTCCTTTTCAACCTGCTCGCCGAAACGCTCGATTACGCGGTCACGATAACCCTTGAAGGACTTATCAACAGCAGCGTAAGCAGCCGCCAGAGCGACATTGCGCTTCTTCATGATATTGTGGCTTGCGAGAATGCTGGCGATAGAAGCTGCACCGAGCATGACCGCAGGGGCATACAGCTTTGCGAACTTCACGCCAGTCTGAACATAGGCAATGGCGAGATCTTTCTTGTGATCCTCTTCGGAGTAGGACTCACCAGCCTTGGTGACGCCGTTTTCCTTGGCCTCACGAATATCAGCGAGAGAGTTCTTAGACTCCTCGACGATGGCACCTGCCTTGGTGGTAGCCTTGCAGGCCAGAACGGCACTTGCAACAGCACCGACGATGCCGATGCCGACAAGAATTTCGGGGCTCTTCTTCTGGAGCCCAAAGCCGACCTTGGAGAAGGTACGCTTTGCAGAAGTCATGATTTCATTAGATTTCATGGTAATAAATCCTTTCTTAATTGTAGTTTTCAGCTCAGTTTTCGAGCTCTTTCATGTATTCGTAATACTCAGACTCAGTCGGGAACAGCATCCATGTTCCGTCGACAAAGCCTTTGTACCCGCTTGAGACAAAATATCCGTACATGGCTGCACCTCTTTTTAGGTGATTTGGATTGCTCTTGGAAGCTGCAAGATGTAGCCATCCCTCGTTCGGGCGACTCTGGCACTCTGAATATCAGTCCAGCCGTACTTATCAGCCATGTAATTCTGGCAAGTAAGTCCGGCGAGGTCATAGAGATCCAGCACGCTGGCCATGCCATAGTTGGCAATAGCGGATTCCAACTGGTCGAGGACGAGGTCTGCATCTCCACGGTTGTCGAAGATGATGTCATCAAATTCAAACCCGGCAACAGGTCTCGGCCGCTGATTGTAGTTCCTGCGGTCATCTCTGCGAGGATCGTCATAATACCGCTGATACGATACCTTTGATCCGGCGTTCTTCCGAGTGCCGATGCGGCCGGCTTCGCCAAAGAGAACAATGCTGACAACATCGGCGATGGCGTTCTTCAAACCAGGGATAACGACATCCGTGATGATGAAGGTTTTAACATCGCCAACTTCATCAGGCATGAATATTCCGGCAAATTTCTTGACCTCGCTCTGCTTTCGGGTCTTTGCTGTGCCGTTGACGACTTTCTCCACCCGTTTGGAGGGAGGACTTGTGTTTTCTCTCGCGCTATGCGAGTTATCAGGATATTCAGGCATTAGTGCACCTCCAAAATTTGATAAAAAGAAAAAAGGGAAAGCGCCCTGTTATTGGCACTCTCCCTTGTAGAACTCCGCAATTTACTTTTCTTAGTTTTCCTCGGAATCCTCGTCTGCCGAGTCGATTTCGGCCTTGTCGGTCTTAGCGGCTTCCGCCAGCTTCTTCGCAGCGACCTTCTCTTCGATGATCACCCGCAGCTTCTTCGCCCCGCCAATTACGGCGTAAGCAATGAAACCTCCGATGACACCGGCGAGCAGGGCACCAGCATTAGAGCTGTCCTGAGTCTCGTCGACTTCCGTAGCTTCGATTTCCTCGATCTCGTTCATTCTCTTGTCTTCCATAGTAAAATTCTCCTTTTCAAAAGTAATTTTTGTTGTTTGGTTCTCCATAATAGGAGATGCAAAATCTGCGCTTACCAAAGGTAAATAGGCGGGTGGTTGTGACCGACGACAAGGCAAGGCGTTCCATCATCAGCCAACTGCGTGCTGAAATCGAGGTCTATGTAGCCTTTTCCGTTGTCGATGTCCCACCCGAGGTGCTCTCCGACCTCGGCCTCGCTCAGACCAATCTCATCGTAGAAATCATTCAGCGAAACACGCATCTCGTCGCGCATTCGTTTGTTCAGCTCATTCATAGCACGCATCAGGCGGTCGCGATCGGACTTGAAATATCGGTTTGTAAGGGGGTCGAAACAGAGAATATCACCACCGCCGGTAATGATGACCTCGCGTTCGCCAAGAGGGTGCTTCGTAAGCGTCTCCTTGGCAACTGCATCACGGATCGCCTGCTCTTTTTTCTCGCCGACTACCTCAACAGCCTTCTCTTTGTACTCCTTGAGAGCCGTTTCGGAGATGGAATAAGCCGTTGCAAGAGCAGTGTTGCGGCGAAGATTTGCAGAGCTGGCACCTACAAGGCAGGCTGTGGACAGCACGCCTGTAACAGCAGCCGGAACATAGCACTTCCATGTGGTGGCAATGATCTCCTTGTTGCTCAGACGCCGGTTTTCCTTGATTTCTCTGGCGTCGATGAGCTGCAAAGCCTTGGGCGTTGCTCGAACGGCGGATACAGTGGTGGCGATCATCCCAGCAATTCCTATGCCGGTGAGGATCTCAGGGCTGTGCTTTTTCATTGACTTCTGGGCGCTTTTCAACGCCTCGATGATGGTTTGTTTTGTCATTTGAGTTCTCCTCTCTAAATAGTGTCAAGCATTCATCGGCGAAATCAGCGGCAATCGAAAATATCCGACCTTCATCCGTACCATCTGCGATAGATGAGAAAATCACCATTTTCATAGCGAACTCCTCGATCACATCTTCCGGATCATCGAATGGATGGTCTAAAATTGCCTCGATCATCTCCCATGCCGCCCATCTCGAAAAGCAAGATTCTTCAAAGTGATGGCGTGGCCAATAGATTTCGGGTTCATCCGATTCGTTGAGATAGTCAAGAAGTGCTTGTACGACCGTATCATTTGTCATGAGTTCACCTCGAAAAAAAGAGAAGAGCCCTGTTTAGGACTCTTCCTCTTCGTTTCTGGCAGCAAGTGCTTCGTTGACCTTCTCCTCGATAATTGCTTCCTGCTCCTTGTTGTCGGCCCAGCCGGATAACAATGTTCCGATCCCGCCAAGGACGACTCCCGCAAGGGACAGCAGCTTAAAGATATTTCTCTGGTTCATAAAGCATGACCTCCTTTCCATAATAGGCGATGTAGTTTTTGCGGGAAATCAATAATCCCACGCAGATTCTGGTTGAGGGCCGAACTCAGCATCGACGACATAACACGGAATCTCTCCGTTCAGTCCATCATCAACCATAGCTTTCGAGTTATCGAAGTCGATCCAGTACATGCTATCAGACAGCAACCAGCCAACAACATCTCCGCCTTCGACATGGCTTATTCCAAGGAAGTCGTAGAAATCGTTCAGAGTTACGAACGCGCCGAGAACCATATTCCTGTTGATGTGATATTCTGCTTGCAGGACTTGGCTTATGGTTGCCTGAAAATATCTTTTGGAGAAGCTGTCGTAGAAGAGTCGCTGCTCCTCGTTGGCATCTTCAAACTCCAAAGATGAATTGGAGAAGCCTCCGGTAGCCGTAATAGGAGGCATACTGCTTTTCTCTGCGGCGATGGACTCCATGATCTTCTTGTGAGCATCTTCGCCATACAGTTCTTTCAATTTATGCTTATAGTCAGAATAGGATCGGTTTACGAGCGCATAGGCGCTGGCAAGAGACGCCTGCTGCTTCTTATTGAGGGTATTCGCTCCAAAGATGCAGATGATCGTAGCGACGCCAGTGGCCGCAGCCGGTATGTAGCATTTCCAGCATGATTTGACGGCTTCGAGCTTTGTTGCAGCATAAGGGTCGCCATCGTGATTTCTCCTGCTGTCAGCCTTGATAAGACTATCCGCTTTCGGGGTTGCCTTGACAGCCAGAACCGCGGTTGCCACAACGCCAGCGGCTCCAATACATGTCAGAATGGTGGGAGATGCTTTCTTCAAGCTCCTCCCGATCTTAGGGTCGAGTTTCATCTGAATTCTCCTT